ATGGGAACCATCGTTGCGCGCCGACGTAAGGACGGCACGACGGGTTATACCGCCCAGATTCTCAAGAAGCAAAACGGGAGCATCATTCACCGTGAGGCCCAAACCTTTGACCGGAAACAGGCGGCGGAAGCGTGGATACGGAAACGGGAGACGGAACTCGCCGCGCCGGGGGCACTGGATCGCGCCAAGAGGCCGGACGTCACCCTAGCCGATGCCATCGATCGCTACACAGAAACCTCCCGCAGGGCGATCGGCAGAACCAAAACTCAAGTGCTTCGATCGATTAAGGAGTACGACATCGCCCAGCTGGACTGCGGCGCCATCAGCAGCTCCGATATCGTGTCGTTCGCGGAGCTCCTCGCAGAAAGCCGAAAGCCACAAACCGTGGCAAACTACCTTTCGCACCTGGCTGCCGTGTTCGCCGTCGCCCAACCCGCGTGGGGGTACCGCCTCAATCGGGATGCAATGCGCGACGCTCAGGCTGTGCTTCGGCGGATGGAAATTACTGCCAAGAGCGCGAAGCGGAACAGGCGCCCTACCCTCGACGAACTTGAGATGCTGATGACGCACTTCTCAGAGCGCCAGATGCGCACGCCAACCGCAGCGCCGATGCACCGGATCATTGCCTTTGCGATCTTCTCGACCCGGCGCATGGAGGAGATCACCCGCATTGGATGGAGAGATCTCAATGCGGCTCATAAGCGGGTGCTGGTCCGCGACATGAAGAACCCGGGACAGAAGATTGGCAACGACGTTTGGTGCGACCTCCCGGATGAGGCCCTCGGCATCGTTCAGACCACGCCGCGTGTGGCAGATCGGATATTTCCCTATTCGACAGACGCAATCGGCGCCGCATTCACGCGAGCTTGCAAATTGCTCAATATCGACGACCTTCATTTCCATGACCTGCGTCACGATGGGGTGTCTCGGCTGTTCGAAATAGGCTGGAACATTCCTCACGTGGCAGCCGTATCTGGGCATCGGTCGTGGGGGAGCCTCCAGCGTTACACCCATCTGCGCCAGACCGGCGACAAATACGCCGACTGGCGTTGGCTGCCCCTCGTCAAGAAGACCTGACCGCAGCGAGCCGACTCGACACACGCCCGGACCTGTGATCTGTTCATGCTCTGTTCTATGTAGAATAGGAGACGTGAACGAGGCTGGCCATGGCGGTCGAGACATTGGGTGAGGCGTGGTCGCTCGGGTGGCGCATCCATGTGAAGTGCGCCAGCGAGAAGGGAGACGGCATGAAGAGACGGCGCGAGTGCGTCTACTCGGCCGAGCTCGATCTGGACACGCTCCTCATGGCCAAGGGCCCATCCTTCCCGCTCGTTCGCCTCGGGACCCGGCTTTGGTGTCCGCACTGCCGCGAGACGCGCATGCGGGTCATCTTCTCGCCTAGCGCCGACACAGATCGGCGCAATGCGGCGGCGTCGGTGTGAACATGTCACGACGCAAGGGCGAACTCTCACCAGCAGAGGTGGATCGGCGCTGGCCGCATCAGGTCGCGCTAGCGAGCGAGGCCGCGCGGAGCCGATTCACTGAAATCCGCGAGTTCTGCACGCCGCTGTCGCTCGCACCGCGGGGGCATGAGGTGCGGTATCGCAACGAGTGGTACCACGTCTACTGTTTCGCCGAAGCCGAGCACGCTAAGCTGTTCATGGAGCATTTCGGCGGTGAGCCGTTCGACCCGCGCGAGCGCGGCCGGGGCTCGCATTGGATGGTGTGGCGGCGAGGCACCGCCGGACGGAAAGGATGACCCGTGTGCAACCTCTACAGCATGACGAGCAACCAGCAGGGCATCCTGCAGCTGACGCGCGCCATGGTGGACCGCACCGGCAACCTGCCATCGTACCCGGGCATCCATCCCGATTATCTCGCGCCGATCGTGCGGAACGGGCCAGACGGCTGGGAACTAACGACGGCGCGATGGGGCATGCCCTCGTCTCAGAGGGCGCTGATGGAGGCGGCGCAAAGGCGAGCGCAGAAGCTCGAGGCCAAAGGGCAGACCGTCGACTTCAAGGAACTGCTCAAGAAGGAACCCGACAAAGGCACAACGAATATCCGCAACGTGAGCAGCCAACATTGGCGGCGCTGGCTCGGTCCGGGCAACCGCTGCCTCGTGCCCTTCACGTCATTCAGCGAGTTCAACAGCGCTGCCGGCGGTGATATCTGGTTCGCGCTCGACGAGAGGCGCCCCCTCGCCTTCTTCGCCGGCCTCTGGACCAATTGGACCTGCGTCCGGAAGGTCAAAGAGGGCGAGGTTACATGCGATCTTTACGGTTTCCTCACGACCGAGCCGAATGCAGATGTGGCGCCGATTCATCCCAAGGCGATGCCCGTCATTTTGACGACCGAGGAAGAGCGCGAGGTCTGGATGCGGGCGTCATGGGATGAGGCGAAGGCGCTCCAACGGCCGTTGCCGGATGGCGCCCTGCAGATCGTGGCGCGGGGTGTGAAGCAGGATGGTGGCGAGCCTGCCGAGCCCCCGCAGGTGCTGAGCCTCTTTTGAGCACAAACCGTTCATGTCTGCGGGGGATCGCCGGTCAGGCCGCGCTGCATCAAGAGCGCAAGCACCGGGCCGGCGGCAGCCTTGACGCGGTCGGGCCATCCCGTCTGGATGAACGCGTCGTCGGACGAGATCTCACGCGATGAGATTTCAGCCTCACGCATCACGGCGAGGACGTTGCCGACAGCCTCGGATTCCTGGCTCGTAAAGGATGAGGGCGCCTGCCAAGGGCCATCCTCCGGAAACCAGTCGAAAAAGCTTTCGAAGTACTGAATGGTGCCAACGTCACGCAGGCGGTCGGCACCCTTCGTGAGGTCATGCAGTTCGTAGATCACGCCCTTGCGGATCGTGTCATCATTGAGCTGATCTGAAGGGTCGTCCGGCACTTCCAAATCGAACTCAGTTCGGCGGGTTTTGACAAGTTCCAGCATGGCGGAATCCGGTCGTCTGGTGGGCTCCCATCCTGCGCAGCACGCTGCCAGTGCTGCATCACTGGCGTCATCCCAGAGGCCGTGGATCTCAAGGTCTTCGTCATCTACGCCGTCCTCGGCAAAGCCTCCGATATCCCACCCCTCGACGGCAAAGCGAGCATTCGCGACCCTGACCGCCGTGACGCCGGAGGCGTCGAAGACCGCTTGCGCAGCCGCCAGCCCGCGCTTAATTTCATCCGGCCGCGCGCCCTCAATGCTGAGGCTGAGAAACATGTTCACCTCCATGGCGCCCCCAGGCCATCAGTGAACAAAATGAGAACAATGGAGTCAAGCCGCCGCCTAACGATTGTGCCAGGGGCGGAGGTCGTCGTGACCCAGGGGCAGAGTGCGCATCGATGCTCGGAGGACACGGTAGGGTACGTACGGTGCCCTTTGGTCGCCGTCTGTGAGCCACACGATATTCGCTTCGCCGAACCAACCAGCTTCTGTGTAGCCGTCGGCAATCTGCAGCTTTCGATCGTCCAGCTTTGGAGGGAAATGGCCGTATGGCACATAGACCGCGGCGCGATCTCCATCAGTGATGAGGACTCCGTCTTCCTCGTCGACAGGCTGGCTCGGTACCGGGTATTTTACAATGCTCAAGCCGCCGCCGTGCAGATTGGTCGATCGCGGAATGAATGCGCGCTCGGCTTCAGACCACTCAGGCGGATTAGGCTGCCAGGTGTCATTGCTATTGTCGGTCATGGCCGCTCTCCCTGGCCATAGAACGACAACGAATGAAAGACGTTCCGGGGCATCAGGGATAATATTGGGCTGGACCATCTTGCGGCCTGGCGTGCGAAAAAGAAAAGGCGCCCGCCGCGCGGCATGGGTGGGACTCCAACTGACGCGACTTAATTATCTACGGCGCAGTTGGCTCCACAGTTCGAACGAGCTATTTCCTGAGACCGTCGCTTCGTCCCCGAATGCCAATTGCCCCGGTAGCGCCTATGTTTTGCCAATGCCGGGCAGTTTGGTTGGAATGACGCTATTCAGATTGTCATCCCGGCCAACCTCGAAGGGGAATGTGGCGCGCGGGAATAACGGCGAAGCCATCTCGACTTCGATGCGCAGGTCCTCTTCCGACGACCGATTGGATAAGTTAAAGACTTCGGCATCCGCGCCGATCGTAGACTTGGCGACGCTGTTTAGTTGGTCGTCCGTGCTGCCTGGGCTCATGCTGAGGAATGCCGCTGTCAAAACTGCGCCTAGCTTAGGGCGCAGCAGCAAATCCTCATCGACACGCTGGTTCGGCGCGGTATACGAGAGTGCATTGAGAACGTCCGCGTAACTCTGTTTCAGCTCCCCGGGTGCTCTATGATCGAACCCGGCTGCTTCATCCGCTGCAGCGCCCGGCTTACCGCGATCTCCCGCAGTGGTTTGGTAATAATTCTCAATCGCGCCGCGGCTCAAAAAGAAGCATCCGATTTTAGCGAGGGCATTCAACAGCGCTTTATATCGGGTGCATAAGCTGGTCGCATCGCTGGACGCCGCAACGCCAAAGCTCGCCGGATCGGTAAGCACGCGCGCTAGCGTCACGCGAAGCTTGGACAATGGGCTGGATTCTTTGCTCGACCAAACGGGATAACCTGCGGCGGCCGCCTCAACTTCCGCTTCGTGTTTGGTCATGAACCTGTTCAAAGCCGTGCGCAGATCACCGTCAAGATCGATGAGTTTCGTCCTTCCGAGTTGTTCGGCAACTGCCGCAGCTTCCGGCATTTCGCTGAATTGCCCGACGAGGCTATTGTCATCGGCCAGCGCATCGAGATCAGCGAGCACCGCAACCTGCTTGTTCATCAGGCGCAACAATTTCGCGGTTTCCCCAAATTCACCCTTACCTGTGATCGGCAGGATCTGTGCGTTGCGAGCAAGCAGCCGAAGGTCTAAGCGACGAGCAAGCTGCGTCGCGATGATTTCATCGCTCGGTCCCTCGACCAGCAGCACGCGCTCGGCGAACATGGCGAGGCGGTGAGTAGTGCTGAGCCGGGCCACCAACGCTGCCAGCTTGACTCGCTGGAGGATGTCGGCGTCGCTGGGAACTTGTGCCGGCGCCTGACGCACGGAGTTGAAGAAAACAATAGTCGGTAGTTCGTCTATCCTCCGCAGCGGCAGGATTGATGCTGAATGGGTAGCAATCACGATGAGCTTTCGCCCAGGCTCCGTCGGGTTACCTGCAACCTTTTCCATCTCCTCCAGAACGAATGCTTGGTGCTGCGGATGCAACGAGATCTCGGGCTCGTCGATCAGCAAGGCGCCAATGTCGTCGTTGTGAATGGCAGCGAGTAGCGCCACGAGCTGAAGGATACCGCTGGCTTCGTGATTGGCAGCGTAGGGAGCGCCCCCGGACGTCGGCGAGATTCGGACCTGTAGCCCTTCTTGCGACCAGGAGAGGTGCACACTCCGGTCGAACAGCTGTTGGAGACGTGCCTCTATTTTGAGGCGTAGGTCCGCGCGGCTGTCGAGTACCAGTAGCCCGCCGGTGACACTTTCAATCTGCCACCATTGTTTCCGATAGTTGATGTGACCAACGGCCGCGTCTTCTGATTGACGCATGTTCGGAGCGTTGACTGCGGCCCGATAAACTTCGAATGGACTGCTGCGTCCAGCTGCGAGGAAATGGGTCTTGCGCCCCAAGGATCCGATGCGGCTTTCCAGTGCAGTCTTAATCGAACGTAGGGCACGGGTCTTTCCGCTTCCATTCGGCCCAACCAGCGTGGTGATACCGGGCCGAATCTCGATAACGCAGTCAGCCGCGGATCCCCCCAGTAATGTGATGTCAACCTTAAGGGACCAAGCCTGTCCTTCTATGCTTGTCGTCAACTTTCCCTCCCTCCTCATTCCTGACAAATATCGCGTTGTACTTCTTCGCGCTGCCCGAGAAGGGTCCAAGCAGCGACGCCCGACACCGCGGAATTGAGAAGGCTCTCCCGCTAGGAAAGCGAGGCCTCTTAACCTACGAACCTACCGGAGCCGACGCCACTTTCCTCTTATGGCGCCGCTTTGCCACGGGTCTCGTCTCAATGGGGTGGAGCTCACCCATAACCGGATTGGGATAGTGCTCGAATGATGATCCCGTTGCTGCGTCGACGCCCATGCCGATCACGCCACCAACGAGGATATTCCCGGCAAATGACGCCGCGCCGCCGCCCGCTATCCGCGTTGCGACCGGCACCTGCAGATCTTGATAGCCAGGCATGGAGTAGCTGACGATGAAGTCTGACTTGCGCGGGATCGCGTAGGTGCAAGGCGTCGCCGTACAGACTTGCCCCAATGAGGTGCGAGCCTCTGCACCTGGCGGGTTTGAGTTAATTGTAACCTGCTCGGTCGTCCCGCGCGTAATTGTCCCACACGCAGCAAGCAGGCTTGCCGCGGCAACAGCCGCCAAAACTTTCAGCATTGTAAAAAATTCCCCCTAACCCCGAGGGGACAAAAATCTGACTTGGCGCCCGGAGTCAACAGGAATTTGGCCGCTTCATGTGAAGCTTATGTAGGATATTAGCTCCGTCCTCGCCTGCCCAAAGGGGTGACAAGTACGCGATCGCGTACCTTTCTGATTAGTATGGTTAACACTTTACTATACCCACGCTACATTCTTGGGCGTAGGGGCAGTTCGATGATCAAAATATTAAAAGGACATGAAACGCAGAGTTTACGTTCAGAGTTGGACCAGGCTTTCCGCCTGCGACACAACGTCTTTGTTGAAAACATGGGATGGGACGATCTCCGTCGGGAAGATGGTCGAGAAATTGATCAGTTTGATGACGAGCATGCGGTGCATATGCTCTATGTTCAGGAAGGTCGGGTTTTAGGCTACCAGCGGATGCTCTCGACGCTTAGGCCGCATCTTCTCTCGCACGTGCTACCCCATCTGTGTGAAGTGGAACGTCCTAGAGGGCCCAACATCTGGGAGTGGACCCGCTACTGCGTCGACCCGGCCCACCGTGAGAGAGGCCGCCATCTCAGCCCGATTGCATCTGCTCTCCTCACGGGAATCGTGGAGTGGGGTCTTGGGACAGGCGTCGATACGATCCTGATCCAAATGAACCCACTGTGGTTGCTCCGGCTTGTCCAGCTCCATTTCCGCGTCCAACCTCTCGGGTTTCCGCAGACAATGGGCCGCGATGAAGTCATCGCCGTGGCCGCCACTTTCGACCAAAGAACGCTGTCTCGCCTGCACGAGACCAGCGGCCGTTTCGGCAGTGTACTGTCCGACTCCAACGAAGCCCGGTACCAGCTGGCAAGTTGAGCCGCCTCGATGGACCAACCAGTGGAGGGGGCGTTGACGTTCCGAGAGTATCTGTTGGTTCTCCGACTATGGGCCCTGAGCCTTGACGTGGAGGCAGAGATCGGGAGCCGCGTGACGCGCATCGAGGGCCTTGAGGAGGTCATTGAAAGCGCTAAACGGATCGGGGCTGCGCTGGGATGGGAAGACCCCGAGCGCGCCAAAAAACTACGCTAAGAGGCTCCGCCGACGCTGCACTCCTAGCGCCGGCGGCGCTAGAATCTATTGGATTAAGCCGCAACGGATGGCCTGAGAGACCAATTGCGCCCGGCTGGTTGCCCCCAACTTTCGATGCAGTTTTCTGATATGCGCTTCGGCCCCATGTTCGGAGATACCGAGAATGGCGCCTATTTCCCATTCGGTTTTCCCTTCGGCTGCCCAGTGCAGCACCTCTCGCTCACGCGGCGTTAGTTTGACCGGTGGCTGTTGGCCGGCCTGGAGAGCAAGAACTCGCCCGACCGCATAGGTTCCAAGGAGGTTGAAGGCCGCCTGCTCTCTCGGCGACATCTCGATGCGGGGCCCAGCGAATGAGAGACCGATCTTCTGATCGTCCAGCGTCTGGAGCGGCACCGTAAACCCCGCGGCAAGCCCAAACTCCGACGCTTCGTTCATCACGCGGTTGGACTTGGGGTTGTCGGCGTATCGCTCCCTGAGTGCCGACCACATGAACGGCCCGCTGGACAATTTGACTCCCGCAATGGCCGGATCATCCGCCAAGTAGTTCAAGCGAAAGTATCGCTCGGCCCACTCCCGTGGCCACCTCTCCATAAGAACGTGGGACCTTAGTTCCTGATATTGCGAAACACCCATGTTCGGCATGACGCCGCACAACAGGGATTCTGCACCATACGGCCGGACTAAATCTATTAATAGCAGCGAAACTTGTTCAGAAGTCCGCGCCTTTTCTATGGAATTAATTGTGTCAAATGTGTCGCGCAGCAAAGGTCCGACCATACCGCCCTCCCCCCGAGGTTTCGGCCGATGGACCGGAGTGTACCGCCGGTTTGCGCTAAATGCTACGCCAATTGCGCTACCCGAGACCGGCCGACGCCAACTTACTGTCGCCCCCTCACGGCACGCAGATGCTGCTTGACGGCAGGCGCCAAACGAGATCTTTTTGGCTGATTGCGCTTAGACGTTTTTTGATGGTTTGCTAAGGGTGATTTCATGGTGCCGCATCAGGACACCCGCCCGTTGGCGGTTCTCGTTGAAGATCAGGTTATCGTGTGCATGGCGCTGGAGGGCATCCTTCAAGACGCAGGCTATGACGTGCTGACTGCCCACTCCGCTGAAGACGCATTGCGGGTGTTCTCCGGAGACCGGAAAATAGACGTGCTGCTAACCGACATAGAGCTGACCGGGATGGACGGAGTTTCCCTGTCCTGGCGAGCACGGCAGAACCGCCCTGATTTAGCTATCGTGCTGACGTCGGGCCGCTGGCTTGAAAGCGAGATGGCTCAGCCGCCAGGATCACGGTTTCTCGCTAAACCCTTCTCTGAATGGCAACTGCTGACGGCGATTGAAGGTGCGATATAGAAGGCGCGGCACTGCCCGCGCGAACCCCCCTACGTCCTCCTGCCCGCGTTTACGGCTGGGAGCCCACCGCACGTTGCCGGGTGGTCCCTGGTGATCCCGATGTGGCTGCGTCGTGATCGCGCTTATAGCATCGGGTCGGTGTCGTTAATGGAACGCAACAATGCGCCTCTCCCCCCGTCCTTGGGGCAATAACCTATACTGGGTCGGCACCTTCACGGGCGGGAACGTCGCCAAGCGCTTCGGCGACGATGCGCGTACCGTGCGTGTGGCGGCAGCGAGAAAGCGCTCAACCACTCAGCATCGATAGGTCGTCCGGCACGATGCCAAAGCTCGCAATAACCTCGGCATCCTCCCAGTCGCCCAGTGAGGGGTCACCCGTTCGGCTGAAGGCTACGACGCCACCGTGAGTGGCCGCGAGCTGCACGCCTAGTCGACGCGCGTGGCCGCCATCCCGTGCTTCACGCGGTTCGACGGAGAAGATCTCGCCCTCGTCATTCTTTTCGAACGGCTGCACGACGAAATAGGTAATCCGGGCCATGGTCACCTCCTGCCCCACGGCCCGGCATCATACTGCTCACGAGACCAATTTGGAACAAAGAAAGAACGCGCCTATGGCTCGCAGACGTCTTCCCACCATGCGCTCAGCCGGTCATGGAGATCGAACGTCATGGCGAGCTCGGCGTGAACCCGTGCGCCGTCATGGCCGATGATGAACATGCAGTCGCAGATGTCTCTGACGAGGCGCACTAGGTCGTGCGCCGGGGCCGGCACAACCGCCCCGTCGAAAATTATCGAATCCATTTTGAAAAGCGCTCCCGCCCCACACCGCCCGCCCTGGTGGGGCAGGCCACCGCAGGTTGGAAGACCGATGTGCAGGACACCGGCAGACGCGCTCTCACGCGTCTCCCGCGGCGCCCACCCCATGGGGGAGCGCCGTCCTGCATCGGTCGGGCTTCCAATCCCGATCCGCGTCCTTTTCACGCGAACGGATCGTTTTATGCGCCGATCGTGCGGTAGTGCAATAGGTATTTACGGGACTGTAGTAACATTTTGTCGCAGGGCTGGAACGGTAACGGGGTGGCGAGCGTTAACTTAACTGTTTTCTGTTGTTGCGGTTAAGCTGCACTTACTATGCTACCTCATGTATTTTCAGCGCATCTCTAACTCTGCCACTAAGGTCTAACAGGTCTCCGTCATTACTTATGATCACTTCCGGCTCGGCCGGAAGTCTTTCGGATGCATGATCCGAGTGCGGACCGACGCCAGGGCGTTGCACCTCGACGATGATGGCGCCGCGGGCGCGCAGTGCTTCGGCCTCATTGGCAAAGCGCACGCTCTCCTGCACAACCCGACCACCGGCCGTTGCGATGCGGTCAGCCTTGGCGAGCCAGAGGGACAGCCAAAGATCCGGCCGGATGCAGTCCCTGCCCCACTCCAGGCCGAGCGTCTGCTGCGCCTCGGTGGACGTGACACCGAGCTCCGGGATGACAGAGCGTTTCAGGTCGCCGTCGATGTAGCGGGCGATCGTCGCCGCGTCGTACCCTATCTCCTCGAGCAGCGCGGCGAGCATGCGCTTCAGTGGCCGGCCGATGTGGGGCGATACAAAGCCGTGCTCATCGCAAAGGATCCGCGCCACGGCGCTCTTACCGGCTCCGGCATAGCCCATGAGGCCGATGATCTGCGGGGCTGTCATGCGTGCCCCGCTATTGTGCGATACTCCACGGGAATGCCGGCCGCTTGCGCGGCAGCAATCCCGTATTCCATTCCTCGGCTGATGCCTCGATCCGTGTAAACAACACTCGCCTCGGCGACGCTGCGCCAAGCGAGGCCGGCATCGATGCCCCACTGCCGTTCCACCGGCACGTCGTCATCGAGCACGCCCGGCTGTGTGTAGAGGAGATGGGACGCTATCGGCGCCTCGCCGCGTGCTAGGCTGTCACGCACGGCTCGGCGGGCATACTCGACATTGGCTTCGACGTCGCCCGCGTATGGGCTTTCGATGATCACTAAGCGCATGCCCCCCTCGTTTGGCTGGCGGCTCATGCTGCGACCCTTCCGTCATCCGACCACCCGGCGACCATCTCCGGTGAGAGCACCCACCGCGACACCTCGCCGAACCGCTTGTGATAAGTGATGACCTTGGCGGACCGGCCGGATAGCCACCCGCCGTTTGCGGCGAACGCGTCAGGCGCGGCGAGCGTTTCGTGCCGCTCGATCTTCATAATGTTCGTGGGCTTGATCTCGTCGGAATGCAGGTGGCCGAGATGGGCGAAGCTGTATTTGGTGCGCCCGTAGATCTCGCGGAACTTGCCCGCGAACACCGTGTCCACGTTGCCGATCTTGCGGCGGTGCCCGTGATGATAGAACAGCGACACGTCGCCGTGCTCATAGACGTAGTAGGTGCTGGCCGAGCTATCCACGGTCACCCGCGGCTCGTCCTCATAGAAGGCAGCGAACATCTCACGCAGCCACGCCTCAGACGCCGGGTCGTGGTTCGCGTCAGCCATGATGATGTGCACGCGCTCGTGCTTCGCGAGTAGCATGGCGATGACCCGCCTGAGCGTCCGGATCACGACGCGAATGATCTTTTGCAGCCGGCTGTCGGCATCGAGCACGTTCCGATGGGCCGGCGTGACGCTCTCATGGCTGTCGTGGTGTAGGAGGTCGCCTAGCTGCGCCAGGATCGCCGTTGCAGCTGGCGGGGCCATGTCGATCGCCGCGGCGAACCAGTCGAGCAGCAGTTGCTCGGCGATGCGCAGGTCATAGTCGGCGCCGGTCTCCTCCCGCCAGGACAGCATCCCGAAGTGCAGGTCCGTGACGGTGAACTGGTTGAGTAGGTCCGATCTGCGCTGTTGCGGCGCCGGGACGGGCTCGGCGCGCGGGATCTCCTCCTTGAACGCATCCACCGCGGCGCGCATTGCGGCGAGGCTTGAGGCTTTATCCTGCTCGACAATGTCCCAGCGGGCGATCGTGCGCCCCTGGCCGTCGGACAGATTCGATATCCGTTTGTGAGCGAAGCCTTCGGGGACTTCGAAAACTTCGCCTGGCGCCTTGGTCTGTTTGACCCACGCGCCATCGTCGGTCCTGCTGGCGATGCTCTTGATGGCAAACCCCGGCAGCACCGGCTTGGTGCCCATCAGCCCCATCTCGGCCGCGCGCCTGAGACGGTTCTGCGTCGCCGAGCGGGACAGCCCAAGGGCCGCCGCCGCGGCAACCTGCGTACCGTGCGTTGAGAGGGCTTCGACAGCCGCCCTCGCCTGCTCTTCCGTCACTGTCGGTAGCATCAAGCCTCCCGAGCCATAAGCATGCAGGCGGCGCTCCTCGCGAACGCGTTAATGCGGACAGGCATGAATGCCTCCGGTCTATGATCTGGTGCGGGGGGAAGTGCGCTCGAACAGCCTGTCGAGCCGGTCGGCTAGACGATCGATAGCGGCGACCATGCGCTCTTCGAACTCGCGAATGGCGCTATTGGTGACGTAATTCTTGGCCACCTCGACGCGGAACTCGTCGACGCGCTGTCGGGTATCGGAGGAGTCTTTGCGCACCTCGCCGATCTGGCTTTGCAGGTGCCTAAATGCGGCGGCGAGCGCGCCGATTATCCCGACGACGATCGCAACGACGATGCCGATCTCCTGCCAGGCGGACAGGTCTACTCCGGTCATTTGGCTGGCTTCTCGCGTAGGGCTGCGTCGCGCCCTTTGTAGAAATCGCGCAGCGCCGCATGGCGGTCACCGCATTGGATGAGGTTCACCCGGTCCTTGCTCCAAAAGCGCTCCACGTCCCGCTGCGAGAGCCTGCCGTTGGGCAGGTTCGCAGGATCGGCGCATGGCACCTCAAGGTTGGGCGGTGGGGGAGATAGCGAGGGGCGAGTTGCGACGAAGCTTGTTGAGGCGCAGGCTCCCATCGGGGCCGATACCGCAAGAATCGCGAAGAGGGTCTTGATCTGCCTCACGGGCATTATCCTCGATGATGGATTGGAGGCGATCGCGTTCGGCGGCGAGCTGTTGCTCCCGCTCTCGAGCCTCGGCTTGGGCTCTGGCATTCGCCTCGGACTGGCGCTCACGTTCGTCGTTGGTCGCCTTCGCGACGGCGGCGGTTACCTCCACCTTACCTGCGACATAGCCCGCGTGATGCTGCCAGGCGCCATAGGCTATGGCGCCAATGACGAGAACCGCGAAGGCGGCGATTACGTAGGGCCAGAAGGCCCCCAGGAGCTTGTCGATCATCCCGGAATTCCCTCCAGGCAAAGCTCCTGCTCACCGATCCGGTGAGCATCGCCATTCTCGCGTCGGTTTTTCAGACCCTGGATGACTTTGCCGCTCGCGCGGTTGAACCACGTCATGGCCTCGCAGGTGCCGCGCCAGTCCTTCGCCTTGGCGCGCTTCGCGGCCGTCGAGTTGCAGACGGTGCCGACACCGACGTTGTAGCTGAGGTCGAGCATTGCGGCCTGCACGCTGATCGGCATAACGTCGAAGCTTGCGATGCAGCGCTGCAGCGGACGGTGAAAGTCGATTTCGAGTCGGCGGTAGAGCATCGCCCGGCACTCGTTGTCGCTGTAATGGTCGCCCTGCTTGACGTCTTTCGTCTCACCCGTGCAGACCGTCCAGACCTTGCCAAGCCGGTCGTAGTAGGCAAGGTTCTTCGTCCCCTCCCACGGCTCGGTCAGGTAGGTCACCGTCAGCGCGACGAGGCCGAGCCCGGAGGCGAGCGCCGCGGCGGCGCGCTTACTCCGCGTTTTCATCGGGATCTCCAGACACGCTTTTCTGCGCGACGAGGCGGGCCACGAAGGCACCGCCGGCCGCCGCAGCGGACAGCATGGCGAACACGCCGGTGGGGATGGGGAGGACGCCGCCAAGCAGCGGCAGCGCGACCTCAGCGCCGGATAAGACGCCGGCGAGGATCAGTAGGCGAACACTCCAGGCATGCCGAAGCACTCGCTGCCAGTTGGGCACGAGTTTCAATGCGGGTCTCCAAAATGAAAAAAGCCGCCCGGTGCGGCGGCTGGACTGTTCAGTTGACATTCATCCAGGGCGCGCCAACCTTCGCCCGCCCCGCCCCCTCGGGGCCGGCCCCGGCCGTGCCAAAATCTTGCCCCCCAGGATCGGCACCGCCGGGGCCACTCGCGTTAACTTTTGTGATTTGACGGCAAGCTTAAGCGGGAGAATTCTGCTTGCGGGGCGGTCTGGGGAACGCTCTGCGCTCCCGGATCGGCCGGCTCGGCTTCCCCCGAGAACCACTGATCCGGGAGCGGCACCATAACACCGCTGGGCAGATCGCTGCGCCTAAGCGGTTGCCCCCGACGATGTCTCCATGAAAAAAGCCGCCCGGAGGGGCGGCTGAGGTGACTGCCGTGACAGAAGCCGTTAGGGTCGGAGACCCGTGATAGTGGGTGACTGGGGGAATAATGCTGGGCCCGATCAACTCATCGCGCGTGTGGCTCGAACGTGAGATCAGCGCCTTTGCTCAATCGGTCCCAAATGGAAGTTTGGTGCTCGATGCCGGATCAGGCAGTCAGCCCTACCGACATTTGTTCTCATCGCATAATTATGAGTCTGCCGATTTCGAGCTGATGGCCAATGAGTACGGTGACACGGATTATGTGTGCGATCTAGGCGCCATTCCGGTTGAAGACTGTAGATACGACGCGGTCTTGTTCTCTCAAGTAATGGAGCATCTACCGAGGCCGGCAGAAGCGCTGAATGAGCTATTCAGAGTTCTTAAGCCCGGCGGACGGTTGTTATTCTCGGCGCCGCTATATTATGAGGAGCACGGGCAGCCGTACGACTTTTACCGATACACCCAGTTTGGCATCCGCAGCTTGTTCAGTGACGCCGGCTTCGCCTTGACGGATCTGCGGTGGCTAGAGGGTTATCTTGGCACCCTGGCCTACCAGCTCGGTTTGATGACAAGGGCTCTACCGACGCATCCGCGCGACCTTGGCGGTGGCAAGCTAGGGATTACTCTTTCCGTGTTCTTCGTTGGGTTTAAGCCAGTGGCGAGGTGGTTGGCTGCGCGCCTGCATGAAGCGGACACCCGGCACCGGCACACGATGTCGGGTCATCCCAAAAACTATGTCGCTGTTGCGGAGCGGCCGCGCTAAGACAGGCCAAGTGCTGCGACGAGTTCCGTCTTCGCGGCGGGGTCTTGCCTTAGCTGGTCCACGATCTCAGAAAGAAGGCTGGGCTTTTCACTCTGCTCGGGAGGAGGTTGGCACGGCTGGATCGAATTCCCTGCACTCGCCCAGGCCAACAGCTCCGACCACTCCTCTGGAGTGTCGGCTGATCTCTTCAATGACCAGCGTGGAACGTATACCCCAAGCGCGGACGGTACTGATGGGAAAGGGAGGTAGCCATATGGATCATGAAGCGCTCGCCGGTCAAATCGCGGCATGGCAGAACGGGATCGCGTACGAGCTCGAGTTTTGGGGGCGGTGGTATGCCACCCAAGGCGCAGAATGGCCAGAAGGCTTTAAGCGCCGGCTCAATCCTGACGCACCGCTTACGCCCGGGTTGGAGCCATCAAGGCCTGTGGAGGAGTGGAGGATTCTGGACGTTGGCGCCGGCCCCATGTCCACGATCGGGGCCGTCTATGAAGGCGGCCGCGCCACAATTACCGCATGCGATCCGCTCGCTCCGTTTTATGCTGAGATGGCGCAACGTCATGGGATAGACTGGCCTGTGACGACGGCACAGGCCTTCGCCGAGGACCTCACGGCTTACTACGACATTGACAGTTTCGACGTTGTTCATTGCCGCAACGCGCTCGATCATTCGTTTGATCCGGTGTGCGGCATCCAGCAGATGTTTCTTGTTGCGAAACCGTTCGGTCGGGTCGTGTTGCATCACGCCGTCAATGAAGCCGAGACGGAAGGCTATGCCGGTTTCCATCAATGGAACTTCAACAGTCGGGACGGTCGGTTCGCGATTTGGAATAAGGCGACCTCTTTTGACGCAACTGAGATGTTTTCGCCGTACGCAGCCATCACGTGCGAGGTGCGTAATGCTTGGGTGATGGTCACTTTCGAGAAGAACGGAATTTTACCTCCGTTCGCAACCGATCATCGGGCGCGTATCCGTGAAATTTTAGCGGCGGTTATGATCTCCGCAGCAAAGAACGCATGATGGAGCGCGCATGAGCGCTCCATCATGAGACGATACGCGTTAGAGCTGGGCTGCCGACCGAAAGAAATCATCGATCTGCTCTGGCGCCCGTCCGGTAGCTTGCCCGATGGCGTCTGTCAGCGGGTGAGAGCGCTGGAATGTCGTTGCGCCGGAAAGCAGCATCTCGGCCGTAAAGCGCTGCGCCTGATCTTGAATGCCGTCAACGATCGTCTGCAGGCTCGTGGGGATAGACCCGGTCTTGACGGCCGCGAGGGCTTCATCCCGCATGATTGTGCCCTCGATCGCCATCTGCTGAAAGAACTGCCGATCGCTGATGTCGGGAACGGGGGGCAGTGGAGGAACATAGGGGGCGATGGCGTTTCCTTCCGCTTCCCATTCCGCCAGGAACTGGCGGTCGCGGTTAGCCGGGTCGCTGGGAATTAGCCTATCCTCCCCCTGCATGAACGCCCGAATTTCGTTCATATCCGTATAACGTGCGCTCTCGATGATCATGGGAGCTCCGAGTCCAAGAAGTAGATGGCGCCAGCTGCAGAACAATCGCCAGCATTGGATGATGTTACAAAAAACCGGCCACCAAAGGGTGTAACGTTTGACACTTGGTAGTCAGAGACAATTGATGTGGCCGGGGCGGTCATAAGAGATACGCTAGGCGCCGCTCTCATACGCGACCAATTCAACGAAACGCCAAATACTGCGTTCGCATAGGGTGCCGGGAAGCGCGCGCTGGCTGCGACCGTTTGAAAGTATCGAGTGCAGAGCGCAATCTCAGCCGCTATCGGCCGCATCTCAAATGGGGTCACCGTCCCTCCAGGCTCGAGCTGTGGGAGAGAAAGTGTTCCAGATGAGAAGCGAACCGTCGTGTCAGCGCCCCCCGTCAGGGTAACCTGACCACCATTTGGCACCGCCGCACCATTGACGGTCGCGGTGGCCGTTCCGGTCCAAGACAGCGTGTAGGTGCCGTCGAGGATATTGGCGCCCTCAATCACTTGTTCCCAACCGCCGGCCGGAACGGTGAAGGTGCGTACCCCATTGGCCGTGCTCCAGCTAACGTTTTGCCCACTGGCAACAACGCGCCAACGATCGAGCGTGTACCGGTTGGGCGCCGTCGTAGCTGCGCCGCTGAGGTATCCGCGCTGGTTGACCTGCCCTGTAGCGTTGATCAGCAGGTTCCGAAAGCCAGCCAGCTGGCCGGAGTCCGGCAAGCCGAGATTGCCGCGCGCCACCGCCTTATCGGTGAGATCCGACAGGTTGTTAGCCGCAACCAGAGCCCCGTTAGCGTCGATGACAGCATTGACCCAAAGGCCGCCCTTGCGCAGCCGTAGGCCGCCGGTCGTGGTGTTGTAGTAGAAGTCGCCATCCTCGGAAGGCGTGCCATCCGGCCGCGTCGCCGGGTCGGCGGGCAGATCGCCATAATAGATGTTGCGGAAGTCGGCGAGCGCGCCGGTCGCCGTGGTGGCGGCCGTTCCGGCCGTAGTCGCCGAGCCTGCGGACGCGGTTTCCGACCCCGCTGCCGCCGACGCTGAGGCCGCTGCAGCGGCCTTGTCCGCCGCGACCTGCGCCGCGTCGGCGGCGATCTCATCTCGAATAGCTTCAAGCTCTGTGAGAAAGGCGTCGATGTCGTCGGGAATGGCGCGCAGCTTCGTCAAATATTCCGCCAGCCGGCGGCCGTAGTTCCGCGGGTCGACATAGGAGTTGTTCCGATAGGCGGCATAGGGCGCCGTCGCCGCAGTCTCACCGGCCCAGGGCGTGGCGAGCGTCAGTTCGGTGTCGGAGACGACCTCCTGCACGAGCCCCATGGTCGAACCGACGAAGAGCACGTCGCCCCTGTCGAGGGCCGTTTCCCAGATCGAAAACTGACCCGTCACCGTGACAGAGCCATTCGTGACGCTGCAGGTCGTGTTGAAGCCGGAGCCAGGAATCGCGGTGCCGGTGAGATAGGGATAGACGAGCTGTTCGGACGGCATGTTCAGACGATCCCCTCACGATCGAGCGCCGCTTTGACCGCGGCAATGTCCTGGGCCGCGCGCACGGCGAGCTTCGCCTGCACGCGCTTCAGCTTGCGCTGGTAGACGCCTTGCGCCTGGTCGCGCACCTGCGCAGCGAGATCGGCCGGCTTGAGGCGGCGCGCCTTCGCCTCGTCTGCGAACTCCGGCAACGGCTCCTGTCCGTCGAGCACGCGCTGGGCCTGCGCGAGGGTCACGGCGTCTTCACTGGCCAGGCTTTCCGGCCGGGCGGCTGCATAGGCGCGGTCGATGGCGGCCTCGGCCGATGCCTTGAAGGCGGCAAGATCGGGCGCGATGACGACGGTTCTCATGGCGTCACCTCTAGAACGAAATTGGCATCGCGATCGGGCCAATGGCTCACGACAATCGTGTAGAGCCCGGCGAGCGGAAAGGTGAGCGCGACGGGCTCGCCATCGCTCTCGATGCTCGCCTGCACAGGGCCGGTTATCGTGATCGCAGCGCCCGCTGGCGCGCCCGTGAGTGTCACGCCGCTGCCGGCCGGCACCTCGGCCGCCGACAGCACCGCCGGGCTTTCGGGGCGCCGCACGAGCTGGCCATCCTTCAGATAGAAGCGGCGGGAATCGGTGCTGAGCACGACACAGGGCTCGCCGCGCTTCTCATAATCCGCCTGCAGCGCCGTGGCGTCGTCCGCATTGGCGACATGGACGATGCGCCCCGTCGCGTCGCCCGCGATCAGAATATCCATTCAATTCCCCATCACGTAAGCTTTGAAGGTGCCGCCGCCATAGCCGGCTACCGAGAAGGTCAGTCCATTGGTGAGGACGTGGACGAAGACTTGTTGCAGTGCCGCCGTCTCGCCGGTGTTGATCGTGTAATACATCTTGCTATAGGGCGAATAGAATTGCCCGCTTGCCAGAAAGCCGGAGATGACGATTGGCGGGCGGGCGAAGCTCATCGAGAAGGGCACCCAGACATTGCTTGAATCGCCGCCAACGCCATATTCGTGATACTCGACGAGGGCGCCCTGCCAATCCGGCGAGAACAGCACGCGCGGGTCGAGATCGTCCCCGACATTCACGGTGTCGGCAACGACGCGGAACTTGTCCGCCGCGTTGAAGAAAACTGAGAGCGCCATCAGGACGGCCCCCGATAGACGACATAGAGGATGCTCGCCGGCCGGTATTGTGCCGGCGGCTGGAGCATGTCCCCGTGAGCCGAGATGCCGCTCGGTGTAACGGTCAAGGCGATCTTATAGGTGGTCTCGTCAAACCAAGTGTAATGGTCGTAGTAGCCACCGTCGGCCGCGCGGATCTTCGTGAAGACCAGCGGCGTATAGGGATAGACACGACTGAAATTCCCTGAGCCGTAATAATAGAACGGCGCAACCGTCGTATAGGACAGGCCGAACTCGCCGGTTTCGATGATCTGGCCGAAGCGCATGCCGGCCATCAGCAGCATATCGGGCGGCCGACCCGAGCCGGCGTCGAAGCCCGGCCGGCTGATCGCCAGATAGCCGGGCTGGATGATCACGCGCGTGGCCATCAGTTCACCCGCAGGCCGAAGGCGACATATTTGATGTCGAAATAGCCGGCGCGGGTGATGTCGGGATTGGCCGGCGCCGTGTCGTCCCAGCGAAGCTGGCAGGGATTGCCGCCAAGATAGACGAGCTGATAGATCGTCCCCCAAAGCCGCTGGGTCGAGCCGCTCGCGTTCTCGGCGTACCACCAGGCGCCTGGCTGGACGACATTGCCGGAGACCGGCGACCACCACACCGCCGGCCAATAGTCGGTGCCAGGCGGCATGGTGACGACGGCGCCCGGCGAGACGATGCCCTGCGCAATGATGGTGGCCACCTGCCCCCATTCCGTGGAGAAGGACAGGTTGCCCCGATCGGCCGGCCCCACGGCCAGAACGTCGACGCCGGGCTTGGAGACGAAAAGGCCCATCGCCCCGGCCGGATGCCGGCCAAGCACCACCCGATTAGTCACTGATGAGGATCCTTTCGTTGCCCAGCTCGATCCGCATCTTGTTGTTGGGACCGCGCAGAACGCCCGCCGTCACGTCGCCGATATTCGCCGAAATGGCCGACAGGCTGTCCGTCTGGATGGCATTGGCCGACACGGTGCCGTCGGCGACGAGATCGCCGCGCAAGGACACCCGTTGCGCGCCGTTGCGGAAGGCGACCGAGAAGAAATATTCAGGCTGCGTGCCGACAGCCGCCGGCGGCCCGACGAGGAACTTGTTCGTCGAGATGCGGAATTCGTTGACCACCTGCCCCGGCGCGCCGGTCGCGGTGATCGATTCAAAGCCCGACAGGTAGCCGGCAGAGGTCAGCGTCACCTTGTAGGAGCCGACGAGATTACCATAGGCGTCCGCCGCGGCCGTAAGGCGCTCGCCGACAGTGATGCCCTCGTTGTCATATTCGGCGACGACATCGAAGCCGAAGATGGCGAGCGCCTTGTCGGAGGTCACCTTCACCTCGGCGATCTGCGTGATGGCCGCCCGCGCCTTGCCGTCGGCCGCGTCGGCGATGACATGCGCCTCGCCGGTGAGATCCGCCACATCCTGGATCAGCGGATTGAACGTGATGAACTTCTCGATGTCGGAGCGAAGGTCATTCTCGTCGAGCTTGATACGCACGAAGCTGTTGCTGATCTCGATCTCGGGAGCGAGCACATCGACCACACTCCATGGCCCTGGCAGGCCATTGACCGTGCGCGGCTGCACCCTGACCTTCAGGTTCGACGGGCTGACCAAGACCTTGAAGAATGTCTCGCTGCCCTGGAACACGGCCTGCCAGGTCTCGCCGGCATCATAGGAGATCTGCGCAGCATAGGTGGCAGCACCGGCCGGTGGTTCCCAGCCGACATTGAGCATGCAGTTGGTGCCCTCCTGCCGCATTTGGGCCGAAAGGGTCGTGACGACGGGCAGCCCCGGGTTGAGGAAGGTCGGCACGCTCGGCAGCGGCGGCACGTCGCCCTCGTCGATGTCATAAACGCGCGGGTCGTCGATGACGGCCTCGATCTCCATCAGGTCGCCATTCGGCGTGCCCTTCGTGACGAGCCCGCGGAAGGTCTGCGGCTGGCCGACCGAGAAGACGAAGCTCGGCAGCTCCATGGTGGGCGTGCGCGCTAGGACGTCGGCAATGGTGATGCCCTGCGCACCCTCGACAGCCGCGAGATCGGCCCCGACAAAGGCGGCATGGCCATCGTCGACGCCGCGCGTCACGCGCACCGGCCCGAAGGGCAGACCATCCTTGCGGCGGATCTCGACGTAGTGGTTGCCGCTGCCAGCCCATTGCGGCGCCGGGTCGAGCGTCAGCGTCTTCATCGCCGCGGCATAGGCGGTGACGCGACCGGACTGGCCCCATGTCTGCGGCAGCTCGGATTGCACGGCGATCATATCGCCGCGCTTGAGCATGCGGCCCTCCAGTTCGCACTGAAAGGTCACCGTCCGTCGGCGGTAGTTGTTCACGGCCGCGAGATAGCGGGCGACGCCGACAGCCTGCTCGCGCTTGGTGATGCCGTCCACCTGCACCGACGCCGGCTTGACGAGGCCGGGCGCCGAGGGCGCATCGGCGAGCCGCCAGACGCGCTCGTCGAGATATTGCACCACGACGCCGTCGGCGAATTCCTCGTCGAGCAGTCGGCGGTTGATGGTGAGCGACCCGCGGACGATCTCCCAATCGGTAAAGAGCATGCGCGGCAGGGCGCGGGGCTCATCCCGCACCATCGTCATGCGGTCGCCGATGAAGGCCGGATTGGCGCGGCCCGGCCGCAACGCCGTCTCGAGCGCCTCATAAACCGAAACGGGGTCGGTGAAGACGTGGTCGAAGGTGTGGCCGATCGCGTCGAAATAGGTGGCGTAGGTCGTGAACGTCTGCAGGTCGACATTGGCGAGGTTGAGCCCCGCCGAATAGTCGCTGTTCGACCAGATGTCGAGCGCCGCCCAGACGGGATTCCGCGTCGCCTGCTCGGCCCATGCGGTCCCCGTCCACACTGGAATAATGCGGGTCTGGATGGTGCCGATCTTGCGGCTGGAGAGGCCGGAAAGAACGGCATCCGCCTTCATCTTGATCGCCAGCGTCGTGACGCCGGGGAAGCTCTGCGGCCCGTCGATCGAGGCGCGCAGGGCCGACCAGTTGAAGGCATTCGTAACGGTCGACTTGCCGCCGTTATAGGGGTTCGGATCACCCTGCCAGACCGGTGTCGTCGTCCTCAGCCGGACCATGTAGCGGCCGGGCGGCACGCCGACGCGCTCGGTCACGCGGATCTGGCTGTTCTTGGCGAGGTTGTAAGTCTTGTTGAGGATCCCGAACCAATCGCCGATCTGCGCACCGGCGTCGTCAACGAGTGCCGCCTGCGCCTCGACCTGTGTCCCCACGGGATAAAGCTTGTTCTGATAAGTGTCGAAATTGCCGCCCGGCCAGACGAGATCGATGATGAGCTCGCGCGCCAGCGTCCCCGCGGCATTGGCGACAAAGCCGCCGATCCAGGCGTTCTGCGGCTTCACCTCCTGGCCGGAGACTTCCGACGCGGTGACGACGTTCACGGGGAAGAGGGTGACCTGATCGCCGGGATTGCAATATTGCAGCTGCACATTCGGGAAGGACGGATTGAGCCCGCCGGCCTTGGTCCACAGCGGCGTGTCGTCGATGCGGATTTCCTCGAGGTCGTACTTGCCGCAGCCGATCGCGAAGAGCTGATAGAGATATTGGTCGTCGCCCTGATATTCGCTGTAGGACGGCGCGGCGAGATCCGGAGCCGCGAGCCTTCGGCCATAGCCGACCGGGATAGGCTGCAACGGCCGCGCTTGATTGCTGCCCCCGGAGATCGAATAGAGGTCGTCCTTCTTCTCCGACTGTCCGCCCGCCTTCGGCGTCAAGAACCGCGTCAGCAGCATGGAGCCGCCGGCGACGAGCAGCGCCGCACCGATACCCGCGGCCACCGTCCCCGCCCCGAAGACCAGGCCCGCTGCCCAGGGAGCGAGCGCCGTCAGCGCGATCAGGCCTATTACCGCGCCGATCGACTTGGCGCTCGAGCCTTTGCCGCCGCCCATCGCGCCGCCAAGCGGCCTCGACAGAAACACCACCTCGTCGCGCTTGCGGAGCCTGCGATGCTCCCATTCGGCGACCGGCACCGGCGTGCCATTGACGAGGCAGACGGTCGGCAGCGTGTAGAAGGTCCATCCTTGCCGCTTGACGAAGCCCGCGATCGTCTCGCGCTGCCGCCGCTCGGCTTCGGCCACGACGAGCAAGGGCATTCCCGCCGGGTCGGCGAGTTGATGACGAACAAGAGGCATGAGAAACCCTTAGACGCGCGACGGTGCGCCGAAAAACCTGGAGCTAAAGCGCGCCATGGTGTGGCTCATCTAGAGCAGGGCACCGCTTGATGTGCCCCCGATACCAAGCGTTTTGTATGTATGTCCTTCGGGAGGCGCCCTTTGCGTAGAGCTCCCACGCTTGGCCGGAATTATCGACCCAATACAGGTGCCACAAACCGCTGCGATTGCGCATCACGCGCATCCGGCAGCCGAGCAGAAGGTGCGCGACTACTGCCAGAATGCAGTTGCCTCTGACGGCCATGTCGCTCACGCCCGCCTCCCGAAAAACTTGATGTTGTTGAAGCCCCGTACTGCGAGGCCCATCATGTCGTCGGCCATGACGCCCGCCGGCTCGTCGGTGTGGAGCACGAGCATTTGCCGCCCGTCGGCCACGGCCACGCCGAGATGGATATCCCGGCCGTCGACATTGCCCATCAGCACGAGCGCGCCGTCGATCGGCTGCTCGATCCGGGTCCATAGCGCCCGATCAGGATGCGCCAGTATGGCGCGCGCCGTGGCCCGTGGCTCGTTGCTACTGCGTTCGATATCCGGCAGAGCCTCGCCATAGACCTCGCCCAGCACGTAGCGGGCGAGCCCGTAGCAGTCGAAAGCGTCAGGCCCGTTCGCCCCGACGACATAGGGGCGGCCGAGCAGCGCGGCGAGGCGCGCAAGACGGTCGGTCATCGGGGGTAGCGAACGGTGATCTTGCGCGCTTCGAAATCCACGACCATTAGCCCGTCTGCCGATCGAATGATCGGCTTCACGCCCGATCCGGTCTCGGGGGCCGGCGGGAGGAAGGGCGCAGGCTCAGGTCTGCGCTGGAACACAGTTTTCAGCCATTTCATCATCACGACACCGCCAAGAGCGAGGGGAATTGATCCGACGTGTAGAGCCGGCGCAGGAATTTGAGGTTCTGGGCGTTCGCAACGGTGACGCTGCCGGACACGCTTGCACCCTTCGTGTCCACCTCGCGCATGACGAAGCGGAACGGGCCGAACGCCACCGTTGTCGGGTCGGACGACATGTAGACGCGATAGATGCAGACGAGCTCGGTATACATCGTCTCGGCCGCGTCCAGGTATTTGTCGATTTCGCGGCCGATATTGTCGACGGTAACCGTCGCCTCCGGCGCGCGCCCCTCTTCGAAGCTCGGGAAGTCGAAGAGGAAAGGAATGGCCGTGAAGGTGACGGCTTGGCCAGGCTGCAGCGGCGCGCCGAGGTCGAGCGTCAGCACCTTATCCTTGAGCTGGTTGACGGCGCGGACGGCGATCTGCTGCCCGTCCTCGACAAAGGCCGGATGGTGCAGTTCGAGCGTCTCCATGGCAACGTCCGTCTTATCGTCCGACGCCATGTTGATCGCGTATTCGGGTGTCCAGAAGTCGGCCATCAGAGATCCCTGACATCGAGGCTGAAAGAGACCAGGCGCCGGGAGCCGACCAGCTGCACCTTGACGGCATTCGCGCCGCCAATGATGCGCACCGTCTTCGACTCGCAGCCCGTGCCCGTATAGACAGGCATCGTGAATTCAGCCGCGCCTTGGCCGAGATCGGTCAGGAGAAACGACTTGAATGTCGCGTATTCGGCGACCGTCATCAGGACGGCATAGGGCATCTGCGCGATGACATCGACGAACTTGCGCCGTGCCCGAACATTGCCGCCGTCCATGTCCGTTTCGAGCAACGGCCGAGCGAGCTGGTCGATCGACCACGAGGACAGCTGTGGCTTGCTCGGCACGCTCGCCGGCCAGGCGGGGATTGCCATCAGCGCCGCCCTCCCATCCTGTTCAAGCCATAGGTCCCCTGCAGCTGCCGCGCCACGGGTCCGTTCCGGGACAGGCTTTTCTGTATCACCTGCTCGACCATCACCTCGAGCTGCTTGGTGCCGCCCGGCCCTTTGCTCTCGCGCGTGGTGACTTGCGAGTCGGAGTGGTTGTTCACGACGACATTCAAACCGCCACTACCGCCCTGACGTGCCGCAGCGCTCGGGATCGTCGGCATTTTTGGAATTCCCATCGCCCCGACATAGCCGCCATTGGCATAGCCACGGCGCAGCGCTTCCAGGTTGCCGATGCCGAGGCGCCGCGTCGCCGCGGCGTCGAAGACGTATTCGCCCTTATGGACGACACCCGCCGGCTGGAACTTGCCGCCGGGTCCGGTATAGCCGCCGAACGCGTAAAGACCGCCAGAGCCGCCGGCGATCGAAGCGCCTCCCCCGCCTGATCCGCCAAACAGCCCGCTTAGCGCCCCTATCAGGCCGCCGGTTTTGCCGCCCGTGCCCGACGTCCCGAACAGCCCCGCAAGCGGCCCCTGGCCTAAGAGCGCGGCCTGTAGCGCCGCATCGCCGAGAGCCGACACGATCCGCTTGAGCGAGTCCTCGACCGTGGCCGAGCCGGTCACGATGTCGGAGAAGAACGAGGACAGGTTGTCGCCGATGAACTGCTGCAGCTCACCAAACTGCTGTTGCTTTTGACGGGCGTCATCCAAGGCCTGCGCGGCGCGCCCGTAGGCGGTCGAGAGTTCGTCCACCCGCTGCCGCACCGTCGCGTCGACCGGGATGCCTTCCTTATCGACTGCCAACCCGGCGCGCTTGGCGTCGGCGTAGAGCTTGACCGTCTCAGCCGCCTTCTCACGCGCCTCGGTGGTCTGCGACAGGCCTGCTCGCTCCGCCTCAAGCTGCGCAATCTGCTCGCGAGTTCCGTCGAGAGAGCGGTCGAAGCGATCGTCCGGAGACTTGCGCGATGTCCCCGAGCCGGAACTCGATCGCGCAGCCTTCTCGGACGTCTTAACCGCGTTTTCGTTGGCTATCGCCTGCTTGGCCGTTTGTTGCGCTTGCTGCTCGCTGAGATCGATGCCCTTTTTCTTTGCATCATTGAGCAGTGTCTGCGTGCGCGCCTCAAGTTGCTTTTGCTCCGTCGACTTCTGCGAATCCTCGATCACGCCCTGCGAGAAAAACTGAGCGCCCAGCTGCTTGACCTGGGGATTATTGGCAACCGGCGATATCGACTCGGAGAGGGCCGGCCCATTGCCCAAACTATCCAGCCGGCTCTTGAGATCAGAAACGACCTTAGCGGCAGCGGCAGCGCGATTGATCAGGTCGTCGAACTGCGGGATTAGGTTCGGTAGACCGGAATTGGCCATGCCGGCCAATTCCTCTCTAACCTCCGCTGCGGAGAGCTTGCCCTCCTTGAACTTCTGTAGGATGTCCTTCCACTGGTCATTGACCTCGCGGCCGGCGCCGACGAAACCTGCCAGAAAGTCTGGCGTTACCTGCCCGGCAAGGGCATTAGTTAGCTCGCTTCTTGCATCCTGAAGCTGGCGCGTAGCTTCATTGATCGTACGCGTCAGGCTCTCGCGCTGGGTCTCAACGAACTGGGTAGCAGCGTCCTTTGATGCATCGCCGGCCTCTTTCGCCTTGCCCTTGATGTCATCGAGGGCCGCGGCATAGAGCTTCGAATATTCGGTCGCCTCTTGCGTGCGCTGACCGACGTAGAGGAACGCCAGCGACAGTCCCGTGATGACGGCGCCGACAGGGCCGCCGACCAGCGCGAGACCGCCGCGCAGAACGCCCATGGCGGTAGCCGCTACGGTGGCGCGTGACGCCATCGCCGACAACGCCGTGCCGTAGCTCCCAGAAATGGCGGCGGCAATGCGGAACGCAGCCACCTGACGCATTATGGCGGCCGACAGGCCGGACGAGGCCGCCGCCGCCGCCACGGAGCTAACGGCGAGTCGCGAGCCGAAAGCAACAGCCAGGATGATGACCGCATTGGCGACGGTGTCGAAGTTCTGCGCCAGCGCGCCGAGCGCCTGCGCGATCCGCTGCGTGGCCCCAAGAGACGAGTCCGACTGACCGATGTACTTGGTCAGCGCATTCTCGACCTGGGTGAACGCCTGCGAGATCGTCGTCGCGGCCTGGGAGGCCTGCGTAATTAGATCAGGAATTCCTTTCTGGAACGCCTGAAAGAAGTCGCGCGACGAAACCGCGCCCTCATTGACAAGCGTCTTGAGCTTTGCGACGGAGCCGCCGGCAGCATCCAGATTGTTAGCGACAGCCTGAAGGATCGGCCGGGCGCTCTCGTTGACCGAGTTGAATTCCTCGGCATGGACCGTGCCGCTGCCAAGCAGCTGCGACAACTGCAACAGCGCGCCGGAGGCCGCTGCGGAGCTGACACCCTGGACCTTGAGAGCAGCGCTGACGCCCTCGGTGAATTTCAGCAGGTCTTGCTGGCTTGCGCCGAGCTCCTTGGCGGCCTGCGATCCACGGCCGTAAAGCGTGACAACCGGCTCGAGCGAGGTGCCGTACTTCTGCGCCGTTTGGTACAGGCTCTCGAAGATCGTGCCGAGATCCGCCGCGGAAACGCCGGACACCTTGAGGACGTTGTTCGCCCGCGTGAAGGTATCGGCCAGGGTTTGAATCTCGCGCGCGCCAAGGCCAACGCCTATTGCGGCCAGCCCCCGGCTCGCAGCACTCCCAATGCCCTCGAATGAAGACGAGATTCGAGTGCTGGCTGCGTCGAACCTGCGCTCGATTTCTCGCGCACGCTGGTCCGCGACACCAGTTGCTTTCCTGAGCGCGGACTCGTAACCCTTGACCCTGGCCTCGAGCGAGACAACGAGTGTTTCGAGATCGGTGGCCATGGATGAACCTTGAACCTAATTATCGGGGGGCAGCGATGAAATTGGCAATAGCGGCGGTTGCCGGGATGGTCTTGATCTCACCCGCGGCGGCGCAAGCAACCTCAGTCGACAGCGCATTCAAGCTATGCTCGGTCTTCGACTCCACCGGCATGCTCAGTAAGAAATGCGAAGTCTCTGGCTGGGCCAGTTCGGTCGACGTTTCGATTGACACCACTTCGACGGAAGCTCGTAAGATCTGCCAAGGAGTAGCGCAGATGGTCAGGGGGCAAGGGATTGCCTTTGATCAAGGTTGGCAGATCAGGATCTACTCGCCATTCAGCGGCGACCAACAGATCGCATATTGCTCTCTTTAGCTGGCGCCGGCGGCACTAAGCCGCCGCCACCCACGCATATTTCTCGACAAGATCGTCGAACTCTTCAGCGCTCATCGGCTCGACAGCCGTCTCGGCGCCGTTGGCCGCGTTCCACCCGTCGATGGCAGCCGCGAATTCCCAGAGCGACGTGTCGTCGACCTGCCGCGGTGTCCAACCTAAGACGGCTCCTGATCCATAGAGAGCGGCAACGGGGAGCCGTCCGTCTCCGGTTCGGTCGCTGCCGCCTCGTCTTTTCCCACCGGTTCGTTCGGGTCCCCGACCAGCGCGGCCATAAGCACCGCGTGGGCGGGGTGGACGTTCTCGAGCCAGGGGCGATCGTCGACATAGCGCTTAACGAGGACGAGAGCTTCGGTCGGCTTCATGCCCCCGCCGATCAATCCCAGCCGAAGCGTCTCTCGGATGTCGTCAACGCGCCATGTTCCAACCGTCAGGCGCTGAACGAGCTCCGCCGGGCCGGCGTTGCTCTTATCCTGGAGTTCCCTCAACTGGCCGATGGCGAGCCGGAATCGGTACTCGCCATCAGCCCATGGAAACGTGATCGAGCCATCTGAGCTCATGCGCTGGCGGCAACCCAAGTCACGGGGCCGTCGTTCTGAAGCTCAATCTCGACCTGGATCTTGTTGCCGATCTCACCGGTGATATTGAACGTCGTGAGAATGAACGCACCCTCGAAATAGCCGCCGTTGTTCGCCAGCGTGGTATCGATCTTCACGCGGGCATTCTTGCTGACGCCGCCGAAGAAATAATCGCGCCAGGTCTCCAGGGATTCCATGGCCAAAACGCCGGAGCCGGACACCGTGCCGGACAGAGCGCTGATCACGCGTTCAGACCAGGACGCGGCGTCGGGATCGTCGCAGTCCGGGACGGTGATATCGTTCGACGCGGCCGAAAAGTTGATGCCCTTGGTCGTCAGGCCGCAGGGAGCGGCGAACACTTCGGTCGGGCTCGCGCCGTCGCCGAGCATAATGAGCAGCTTCGCCGCGCTAAGGGTGGTGGGTTTTGCCACTGGTGGCCTCCAAACGAAAAAGGCCGCTCATGGCGGCCGGAAATGCGGGAAGGAAGTTTTGCGCTACTGTGCGTCGACGAGCGCCCTGAACGTCACCACAGCGTGCGTGGTTAGGCCGTCAGGGTCATCCAGGTATCGCGTGTCGCGGTGCTCGAGCAGCACGAGCGCATATCCGTCGGCGAGCTCCGGTTCCGCACCGTGCAGGCAGCGCTGCACAGCGCCAGCGATCTTCGCTGCCTCAACCCGTCCGACAGCCGTCGACCAGCAGTGCACGCTGAAATAGATCTCAGTGCCGTCGATGCACGCGGCATCGTCTTGGATTGTTTGGAAGTCCGCGACGTTGGCGTAGGGTGCCTGCAACTGCTCCGGAACCCGGTCGTAGACCTTCGCGCCGATCAGTGCGGCGACCGCCGCATTGGCCTTCAGCGCCGCAACGGCGGCGCCCTGGAGCGCTAAGCTCGGTTCGCTCATGTGCCCCCGCCTCCCGCTGCAACGGCCTTCGCGGCCTTCGTTGTCGCGCGCGTAATGCGCGATTTGATGCGGCGCTTCAGGGCGCGATAGGGGGAATAAAAGAAGGGGTGAGCCGACGTGCCGGGGTTCTGCGTGCCTGCGAACTTGCCGCCGTTCGTGTGTGGCGCTGTACCGAACTCTACCAGGTGGGCGTAGCGCACTGCGCTGTTGCCCGCCGTGATGAGGACACTAAGATCGGGGTCGCCTTCCACCGGCGAGCCGCCGCGAAGGGAGGCATATTTTGGCCCTGCCTGACCGCCCCAGGTCTGCACGATGCTGTCGCGCAACGCGCCGGGGGCGTTGCCGTGGCTCCCGCTTGCGCTGACGGGTGCCAATCTCTTCTGGAGGGCGACGAGTTCGTCAGCGCCCTGCGCGATGGCCTGCTTGATGGCGGACCTCGTTGCCGGCGACAGAGCTTTTAACTTCCGGACCAGCGCCTCGCGTCCCTGCATCTTCGTAGCCATCAGGTCGCCACCCCGGCGTCGGCGAGGAAGTCGATATAGCGCCGATGCTCATCCATGTTGGCTGCTGAGCGCAAGTTGTAGATCGTGCCGGACCGGGCGTCGCGGGCGCGCCAAGCGGGCACCACCGAGCGCGCCGCAGTACAATACCGCACACGGATAACCACCGGCTGCGTGCCCGCAAGGCGGGCCGCCTGCACCGCCTCGCCGCCCTTCAGCGGCTGGATGCGGGCGGCCGTGCGAAACTGCTCCACCCAGGCGCCATCGACGTTGCCGTAGCCGTCATCGATTTCCTCTCGCCGCTCGAAAGCGACGAGCTCGCGCAGCTCACCTGCTGACATAGCTGTGGTTCCTTGTCATCCTCCGTCGGCTTCTCAACGCGCTCGGCCTTATCCGCGGCAAGCGCCGTTATTGCGCAGCGGCGGGTGACCAGAGCGACCGTGCCGGCCTTGTAGGCAATGTCGACTTGCCGCGTTGGTGACCAGTCGAAGTTCGCCGTAAAGCGGACCCAGGGCATTACGCAGACCCCACGGCATCGCACGGCATGAGACGCCAAACACGATAAGGCGCAAGCAGGAAGCGCACCGCCATGGGCAGGTCTATGGCCGTCTTGCCGATCACGACGGATTCCCTGTTTTCAAACAGGTGACCGGTGAGCAGGTAGATGGCCGAGCGCACTGCCGAGGGCAGCACAATCCCATCGGGATCGTCGTCCGGCACTGTCGCGCCCTCGGCATAGAGTTTGCGATCGAGATAATTGCCGATCACGTCCTCAGCGGCGGCCAAGTACCCGGCGATCAGCACGTCGTCGTCCGCGTAGTCGACCCTTAGGTGCCTCTTGACGTCATCGAGCGTGATCAGAGTGTCGACCATGCCTTATGCCGCCACTACCGCAGTTGTTGCGGCGCTGGTCGCGCTGGCTGTACCGGTGCTGTTTGTTGCCGTCACCGTCACTGTGATGACCTTGCCCACGTCCGCCTCGACCGGGCTGTAAGTCAAGATCGTAGCCCCGGGAATGGCAACCCCATCCGCTTTCCACTGTCGCGTAAGAGTCGGAGCGGGCGACCCCGTCCACGTTCCGTCTGCGGCCGTCAGGACTTGCCCGACCTGGGCGGATCCCGTGATCGTCGGAGCGACCGTGTTGGCGGGGGCGGCAGGAAGCACGACGACATCAGCGCCGATGTAGCTCGCCACACGGCGTTTCCTAAGCTTCGTGCTGATCATTATGCGTGCCTTTTCCGCGCTTCCGCGCTGGTGTCGGTGAAGCATCGGGCGTTGGCTCCGACGCAACGACCTCGTCGTGTCGAACGACCAACCCCTGGGCGATGAGCTGAAGCGCCTTGCTGCGCTCAGCGCCGTACGGCTGGCTGCGCTTCGTGCGCAGGACCTCTCCGTCAAAGAATGTGCGGACAGGCTTCACGGTGAGAAGATTGGTCATCTGGCTTCCCTGATGGGAGTGGGGCGGCGTCTAAGCCGCCCCGTCTCAGTTAGCCAGCGGCCTCGACGTCGCCGGTGACAAACGCCTCCGGCCGATACACAGCCAGGGCCAGCCGCTCTTCAGCGCGGATCGTGAACATGTTCTTCTCGAAGTCGTCCACGTTCTCGCTCGAAAGCAGGACCTCGATCTCCAGGCGATCGTAGATCTGCGCAGCCATGTTGAACGCGCCGGTGAGGAACTCGCCCACGGCCATCGCCTGCGTCTGCACGACCGGAAGGTTCCACAGCGTCGGCGAGATGCCATTCTGCGGATTGCCGATGATGTAGTTGTTGCCCAGGTCCTTGGTGAGCTCGATCTTCGTCCAGTCGATCGGGTTCAGCACGAAGGCAGACGCCGGGTATTCGGCCAGAACGACCTGAAGAACCGCGAGCCGAAGACGATCGATGCCGGTTTCGCCCGTCGGAGTAAAGGCCGGGGCAAACGCCGTCGCCTGCGGAACAAGCCCGTGCAGGTTCTGGCCGGCGCCATCGCCAGTGAGCAGCTGCACTTCCTCTTTGAACTGCAGCCCGTATCGAGCGCGTGCGTCGATGTAGGAGCGCAGGCCGGCTGCGTCGTCAAGGATCTGGCGGCTCGCCTTGAAGATGTGCGCGATCGTGCGGACAGGCGCACTCACAAGGTCGAACGTGATGTCCGACTTCGGCTTCAACGCACCTTCAGCGACCGGCGCCGCGTTATTGGTGAAGCCGGTCTCCTTGACGTACTCCACGTTGCTGGAGTCGGTCTGGCCAGGAGCGAGTAGATCGCGGATCGTCATGGCCCGGTTGGGCGGGGCGACGATGCCCGGAATCCGCTGCGCGGGAACGAGCGAGGTGCCCTGCGACCGTCCGGTGCCGACCGTGGTGTTCGCCGAGGTGATGTCGGCCAACTCGCCGCGGCTCACCTTCACGCGCACGGAGCCCCGCGAACCACCGTCGAGCTTTGCCGCCTTGAACTCGGCGCTTTCGAGCACGAGCTCACCGAGCGACTTGGGACCGCTCTCGACCATTTCCTTTTCGCGGGCGGCACGCTTTTCCAGGCCGGAGAGCCTGGTGGTCACGTCGCCGAGCTCGGCGAGCGCCTTATCGGTCTTTTCCTTGAGCTCGGTGGAGACCTCGCCGGAAGCCTTCAGCTTCTCGGTGAAATCAGCGCCGATATTCTGCACCTGCTCTTTGATGGACGCGAGCGAAGTGCCGAGCTCGCCGATCTTGTCGGCGAGCGCCTGATTATCTGCCATGTGTGGGGAAACCCTTAGATTGAGAAAGATCTTGCGTCGGCCAAGAGCCGATCCATTGCTGCCAAAGCAGCTTCGTCCGCCACGACATCAGGCTCCCCCTGATCAGTCTTGAGGTAGAGCCGGGCGGCCCGCTCTGCCTCCGAGTTCGTACAGCCAACAAGACCCTTGAGGCCGTTCTCGAACTCGCGTTTTGTAATGGGCTCGCCAGCGCGAAACTTGGCAGCCAAAGTCTCAGCGGCCTCGGCACGAGAGGCATTTGCCGCCTTCACGCGCCTGACGGCGTCCGGTTCCGCACTCGCACCGAACCGGCCTAGCGTCTCGTCGAGGGTGGCGATCTTATCCGCCATGCCACGGTCCAGAAGCTCTTCCGCGAAGAACACCCTGCCCTGGCCGTAGCTGTCCTCGACGCGGCTCTTGGAGACACCGCGCCCCTCGGCAACGGCAGCCACGAACCGCTTATAGGAGTAGTCGACCCGCTCCTGGATGAACGACCGGGCGTCCTCGCCCAGCGGCTCGGTCTCGTTGCCCTCGACCTTGTACTTGCCGGCCGAGATGTACGTGCGCTTGACGCCATGCTGCTCTAGGAACTGCGATACGTCATCATGGGCCGTATAGACGCCGATTGACCCGGCGCGCCCGGAAGGCGTGACCACGATCTCGTCGGCCGCGCTGGCGAGCCAATAGGCCGCGCTCGCGGCGAGGCTGTTCACCTGCGCTACGATCGGCTTGTCGCCGCCGCGGAGCCGGCGGATCTCGGTCGCCAGTTCGTCCGTGCCGGGGACGGCGCCACCGGGGCTGTCGATATCGAGAACCACCGCCTTGACATCATCGTTGGCCACAGCGGCATGAAGCGCGCCGGTCAGCGACAGGTACGACGTGCCGCCGCTGATCTCCGACATCATATCGACGCGCTGTGCCAGCACGCCGTAGACGGGGATCACGGCAACATTGCCGTCCTGGCGGGCGATCTCTGCCTCGCGCTTCTTCGTGATGCGCGCCGCAAGCTCTTCGGCGCTGTAATGGCCGCCGTCCGCCTTGAACAGGAGGAAGTCGGTGATCACTTCGAGCTTTTCGGGCGCAATCGCCCACGGCTCGGCCGCGAACGCCGAAAGAATATGGCTATATTTCATCGGGTGTCCTAAGCGGCCATGGGTTGCGCCGGCTGCGGCGCGAGAGCCGCGCCAAGCATGCCGATCGGCGCGAGGTTCGTCTGTGCCGTGAGCTCATCTCCGCCGGCTGCCGGCGGTAGGTTTTCGAGCTTGCGCGCATAATTCCGGCTGTAGATGCCGTTCTGTACCATCGTGCTGTAGAACGAGGCACGTGCAGCACTATCGCCACGCAATAGGCCTTCGAGATTGAACTCGACCTTGACCTCTTTGCGCGTTTTTTCGTCCAGCAGATCGCGATAGATGGCGGCCTCGATGTTCTTCAGCATCGGCCGCAACCCTGTCTTCGTGAACTGCAGGATAATCTGCTCGACGCCTGAGCCCCAGGTCGTGACGCCTTCCGCGGCGTGCCCGATCATGATGGGCGGGACACCGAAAATGCGGCAGATCTGCTCGACGCTGAACTTTCGCGTCTCTAGCATTTGCGCATCTTGTGGGTTGATGGTCAGCTGCTGATACTTGAGGCCAGCCTCGAGCACAGCCACCTTGCCCGCCAGCTGCGACCCCGAATACTGCTTCAGCATGTCGCTGAGCTGTGCGCGCTGTTCCGGCTTGAGCACCTGATCGGACGTCAGCAGACCAGACACCTGGAAGCCATTGGCGAACATCTTGCCGGCCATTTTCTCGCCGGCGAGCGCATTCCCGAGGGTGTTCCGGACGACGCCAATGGGCGACATGCCGCGGTCGCAACCCGGAAGGCGCTGGCCGCGGACATGGAACATGCCGGACTCGCCTACAGTGCGCTCCTTGCCGTCCTCCTTCACCGTGTAGACGCGTTCGTTTCGGCTGTTGCGCCCAACGTCAACGCAGAGAGGGTGCAGCGGAATGAGGGCCGTGATCCGGCCGCTGTTCGTCTTCTTCTCGGCGAAGAAGTTGCCGTCCAGGCAGAGCGACATTGCCGCCATCGACCAGAACTCGACCGCAGTGTCGTCGAGGTTCGGAAGGTCGTGCAGAAGCTCGTAGAGCGGATTATCGGTTGCCGGCTCGGATCCGCCCTTGTCGTAAACGATGCACGGGAGGGTGCTCACCGTCTTCGACAAAAGGTTCGTGCACGCCCAGACGGCGTCGAGAGCCAACGCCTTCTCATAGTCGACAGTCTCACCAGACGTCGTTCCGAGCCCGAAGAACCCGCGCCAGAACTCGCCGTCGGTCAGCTTTATGGGCTTGCCGACCCACCGATCGAAGAAGCCCATTAGATCACCATGACCATGTTGTTGATGAAGTCGTCGAGGTTAGGAGCCGGCACTGCGGCATCGGTCGCTGCGCCGATCGCCATCGCGAGCGCCACGGCCGCGTCGATGCGGGTCGTCGCCTTTGCTTTCACAAACCAGCGGTTGTCTTGCGGATCGTGGTCGAAGGTTGCGCCCATGAGCGCGGTCATCAGGACCGGGCTTCGCCGCATCCTGATACGGCCGTCTATGATCAGATTTTCGAGCTCGGTAATCGAGCCTGGCATCCATAGCCCCTGCGGCGGAGGAAGCCCGGCCGCCTTCGCGGCCTCGACCTTCTCCGGTTCCGGCCTCGCTCTGACCTTGCCGCCCTGTGGGTGGGCCACATGGCTGATCGTCAGGCCTATGGCCTCGCATTCCTCGCGAAACTTCTCATAGGCGTAGCGGTCGTAGGCGAGCGCCTGGATGTCGAAGATCTGATCCAACTCTGCGATGCGTGCAGCCACGAAGTCGTAGCGGATTCGCTTGCCGGGGGGCGCATGCAACCAGCCATCCCGCACCCACACGTCGTATGGAGCGTTGTCCGCCTTTACGCGCTCGGCCAGAGTGTCCGCTGGCGTCCAGGCCTCGACCCATGCGTCGAAGGTCGGCAGATCGACCGTCGTGCCGTCCTCACGCTCCATGGTTTTGAACCCGGTCTGCACAACTGCAGCCGCCGCCGTCAGGTCCTTCGTTGCCGACAGGTCGGCGCTAAGGAAAACCTTCTTGCCAACGTGTTCAACCTCCGGGTCGAACTCGTCCATGACGGACTCGATCGTCGCGCGCGACATCCAGGCCTCATCCGCGTCTGTCCAGACGCAGAAGTGCAGTCGCAGGATGCCGTTCAGCCGGCCCGGGATGTCCCTCGCCTGAGCGACAACGCCCGCGAGGTACTCTTCGGTGAGGATCGTGCCGAGCAGCGGGTTCGCCTTTGGCCAGCACGACGGGTCCTCGATCGGGTCGTCGTCCTTGTCGAGCGAACAGACATACGAGAAGGTCGTGTCGTCGATGACCTCGCCCACGTAGGTGAAGTCGTCGTCTAATTCTCGCGTGCCCGCCGCCACACGGACGGCGTGCTGATGCTCTTCCCAGCAGACCGAATTGCGATCCGAGCCGCTGTTCGTGATCATCAGCAGCAACGGCTGCCGGCGGAATTTGAAGCCGCGCTCGAGCATCTCCATGATCGAGCGGTCGGGGTGCTCATGCACCTCGTCGCAGAGCGCGAAATGAGGGCGCGGGCCGGATCCGGTCTTGCCGGCATCCTTCGAGATTGGTCGGAAGAACGACTGCGACGTATGGTGCGCGATATTGAATTCGCGCCCGAGTCCGCCGCTGAATTGAAGACGCTTTGAAAGCGCCGGCGAGCGCCGGACCATCTTGACAGCGTCCTGAAACAGGATAGCTGCCTGCTCTTTCTTGGCCGCGGCAGCATAAACCTGCGCGCCCGGCTCGCCATCGGCCATAAGGCTGTACAACCCTATCCCGCCGGCGAACGGCGACTTGCCGTTGCCCTTACCCTCTTCGATGTAGGCTCGGCGAAACCGGCGCGTGCCGTCGGCGCGCATCCAACCGAACAGCGAGCCGAGCTTAAAGGCTTGGCTGGGGTGCAGCTTGAACAGCTGCCCCTCGAACTGGCCCTCGGAAAGCTTCAGCCCACGCTCAAAGAACCGCATGACGTGGGCGGCGGCGGCCTCGTCGAAGCGCAGGCCGCGCCCGTGGCCGGTGGCCAAGTCGTCAAAGTGCCGCCGGCACGCATTGCGGACGTGCGGCCCGGCAACGATCTTGCCGTCGAGCACGTCCTGCGCGTAGGCGCTCACCCTCATGAGCGCCTCACCGGTTGAAGAGCTCGTCGTCTGGGTCTTTGTCGCCATCGTCCGGATGCGAAACCTTTGAAGCGTCAGCAGGCGTCGCGCCCATCTGCCCGAGGCACTGGCGGAGCAGGTTCATTGCCTGTACGCCGACGTCCTGGCCGGCCATCAGCCGCCCCTGAATACTCGCCGCCATGCCGACCAAAAATCGGTGCGACTCGTTCAGCCACGGGATGTCCTTGGCGAACAGGTTCCACGCCGAACGCGCCTTGCACATCTCGGTGTCTTTAATCCAGGCCGGCGGAGGCCCGAGCGGGCCACCAGCCTTGGGCTCAACCCGCCCCTTCATGCGTCCTGGATTGATCTTGTCTCGGCCCGCGGTTTTCGCCTTGGCCGAGGGCGTCCTTGGCCTCGGCATGGCTCACCCTGGGGTCATATTTTGAATTGCAGATGCGTGCGTTCTCGGGGGACGGCGGTCCGGCGATCGGAAGGTGTGTGACTTTTGCCACACCCCTCCCCACTAGTTGCAAAAATGCAACACGTTCCAAAATGGCACATTTCGTCGGGATTGTCGGCCAGGGGCAGGCGCTCCCGATTTTACCACGAAGCGCCGATTACGTCAAGCGAAAATGTGAGATAAAACAGCGGTTTTCGGCGAATTCTTCGTCTTTTTTCTCAACTCGGCCACCCGTCAGGCCCGAAGGTCACGACCACCTGGCCCAGCTCGATGCGTTGCTTCGTGCTGTCATGGCAGTGCTTGCAGAGGGACTGCAGGTTTCGGGGATCAAAGAACAGATCCTCGTCGCCCCGATGTGGCACCACGTGGTCGACGACTTCGGCTGCAGTCACGATCTCACGATCGAGACACATGCAGCACAGCGGGAACTCGGATAGGTGCGCGATGCGTAACGCGAGCCATCGTGCGGTCTTGTAGAGACGACGCCATGGGCGCCTGTCATCCAATGCACGGCACCCATGACGGGCGGCACGCGTCACGCAATCGCTGAATGATCCGTTCGATGAGGGACATGCGAGGCTCCAATGAAACGCGACCGGGGAGCACGCCGAAGCGGCTCAACCCGGTCGCAACCGCCTTGCGGCGATGGGGTGTGTGGGTGGTGGGCGGTCGGCAATGCTCTGGTGTCGGTGCGGGCCGGGGGCTACTCCGGCGAACAGGTCTGACCTACCTGCGCTACTTTCCGTATTACGCTGCGTGTCTGCGACTTCCACGCCGCCGCACCGATCTCGTATCCCCCAGAGCCGGAGCCCTGGGGAGGCCCTAGCCGTGATGAAATAATCGGTGCGGGCCGGTGGGCCGGTCCCCATACGGTGAACCTTTGGTTATCCACATGGCACATCTAATCCGCCGCGTGGTGCCCAACTGCGCCGCACCGAACTTAATCAGGATGGCTCGCCTCAATCCAGTAGTCAGGCGAGCATAGTTGACGGGCATACTGGCTTATCCCGTCTGATCGGAACACGTTGCCGCGCCCGGGCATCCTGAAACAAAAAGACGACGGCGGGTGGCAGTTTTCAGGGTGCGGCTCGGTCGCACCACTCCCGCATCTCTTCACGCGTCGCGTCGCCGACGGCGACCGGTGGTTGCGCTACTTTACCTCCCCCGAGGTATGGCGGGCGCCCGTTCCGCCCTCATCGTCAAACTAAATGAGCCGCCCCGTTGCCCGGGGCTTAACGCGATCCCGGTGGGGCGGCTCTGGTGTCCGGCTCACTCCGGACGCTCTATTGGCTGATAGTCGATATATAGCACAGTAGGCGTCCCGTGACGTCCCGCGTCGCGTCCCGCAGCTAGGCCACTTGTTTAAACCCGGCGAGGCCGTAGAGCTTCACGAGGTTTGTAAGAGCCTGAACCAAGATTGATTTGGCTTCTCTGCGGGCATTCGACACGCGCCCTGTCCCAGTGATTTTGACGCAAACTTCTTCGACCGTCTTTTCCCCCAATACTACGGCCTCGATCATGCGCAGCTCGATCGGGGCGAGCAGAGCAACCGCTGCCCGCCATGCCTGCCTCCGCGCAGCCTCACGCATCGTCCGCGGCATGTGGCTGGATTCACCGCCGCTGCTGTCGACGATCGGCTTGGAGTAGTCGAACGAGCCGAGGCCGCCGGCCAAGCCGCTGTAGTACCAATCCTGGTAGAACCGCACGCCAGCCGAATAGAGCAGCTCGTTGATCGCCTCGTCCTTGTCGAGTTGGCCGCGCTCGAACATTCGATGGAAGGGACTGCGGAACACGCCACCAGCGCGCGGATCGTTGTCGTTCGCCGCCTGCCGCATCCGCTCCGGCGTCGGACCGTTGTCGATGCTCGGGACGGCCGCCAGCGTGACGCCATTACGCCTCGTGGTGGAGATCGCCTTGGCGCCCCAGAAATGGCGCGTGAGGTCTTCCAGCCCAGCGGCAAGGGAATGCCGGCTGGCCGGGTTGAATCGCGGCTCACGCGCCACGAGAGCCTGCACAACAACGCGCCTACGCTCGTCGGTCCGGATCGCCTCGGCAGCGGCCTCGTAGCGGACCTTCGCCTCACGCTGTTGGCAGCGAACCTGAGACCACGTGCCGTTCGGATTGCGCATGGAATACCAGACGCTCTTGCCGGGAACCTTGCCGTTAAAGGCGAGCTTGCCGAGGTCGTGGAAGATCTGCCCGGCGTCGCGCTCGATCGCGGCGATGTCTTTTGCGGCGGTGAGAGCGGCCAGGAGAGCGAGGGGCTGGTTGGTGGGGAGGGTGGTGGTAGCGGAAAGGTCAGTCATAGAAACTCCGAAAATCGGAGGAGGTGCTCGGCGCCGGCGCAAGGCTACGGCGGTCAGGCATCCGTGGTGGTGGCGAGGCGCTGGTGGACAAGGGCCAACGTCATCGCCGCGGCTTCGTCTTCGTTGGCCGGCGCGAGCACGACGACCGGGGCAAAACCGAGCTCAAGGATCTCGGCGTGCGACTCGATCTGCTCGTCGGATAGCGCCCCGTCCGTGGTTTTGTATTCGATTTGCAGGAGGCGAGCCCCGGGCAGGTAGATGTTTAGATCGGGCTCGCCGGGTGCCAGCCCGGTGGCTTGGGCTATGGCTCGGTCACGTGGGCCGCGCCGTCCGGCGTTCATGCTGGCCGCCCATCGGATGGGCATGCCCGCCTTCTTGGCTTGGAAGAGAGCCCGCACCGCTGCGTGCTGGAGCTTCCATTCCGGGATGCGGCGCGCATCCCTTTTCACTGATCTTGTAATTATACACTCCTCCAGAAATTAGACCCTCTTTTTAGGGTAGATGTGTTACCCCCCTATATTTACAATTAATATATATGAACACTATATCAGATAAGGGTTCAGCGGTTGTAAAAGGGGTCTGATTTTTTACAATCTTACAACCACGTGATTGCAACTTGCAGAAATTTCCAGGCCGTTTTGCAAGCATCTTTCAAGCAGCCTCAGCGGCCTCCATTGCGTTGGTTAGACGGAGCCCGCCGGCGCCCCCGCGCGTGCCCCTGGTGCGCATGACCTCACCCACCCGCACGAGCCGGTCGACGGCGGCGTTGACATGCCGGTCCTCGGCCTTGGAGATGCCCTTGACGCGCAGAAGGTGCGACATGGGCATGCTGCCGTCCTTGCTCTTGTGCAGGGCCGCCAGGATGGCCTTGCAGAGCGACTCGAAGTCTGACGACGCCATGTGGTCACGCACACCGCGGTCGAGGCAGTCGAGCGAGCGCTGCACGATGGCATAGCCCCATTCGATATCGTCCTGCGTGACTTTGGCGGTGACGCCGTCGCGTGACAGTGCCCGGATCGTGGCGAGCTTGATCGTCTGCTCGGCCGTTCGCCCGATGATGCCCTCGACGCCGCCGCGCTCTTCGATCTCGGCTATCTGCCAATCCTCGATCTCGAGCCAGCGCGCCTCGACTGCTGGGCTCTCCCATGGCACGACGTGCATGGGTGGACGAGCATTGGCCATGCGCGCGCCACCAAGGTTGCCGGTGCCGAACTGCTGATTGGCGGCGGCCTTAATTGCCGCCTGCAGCGAGGGCGGTGTCACCATCACCGGCGGTGCCCTGCGGCGCTCCGGCGTCTCGGTGGCGTGGATCACCGTCATGCGGTTGAGGAAACCGTCTGACAGGTTGCCGTCGGCCAGGCCGTCGTAGAACGTGCTCGGCGTGGTCATGCCCAGGATGGACAGCGTGGGGCAATAGACCGGCTCCGGGTCGTCTCGCTTGGGGTCTGCATACTGCTTGCCCGACCACATGTCCGTTGACAGGCTGTAGACCTCCAGGAGCGCGCGGCGAACCGTGCGCGTCCAGGAGGACGCGTTGCGGCCGTTCACGCCTTGGAGCACGAGCCCGAACTCATCCCAGGCCACGACGAGCGACGGGTCGCGGCGAAGCGCCCGCTCGATCGCCGAGTCTGCGGTGAAGTCGCCGGCAATGACCATGCGCTGCAAACCGCAGTCGACGGCGAGCGTCTTGAGCGCCTTCAGCGGGAGGCCCTTTCCGTGGGCAGAGGAGCCCAGCCCAACGAAGTAGACGTTGAGGCCGGCGCCGGTAGGCCCGACGCAGCGACGGCCATACAGCCCCGCCAGGAACGTCACAGCGGCCATGGTCGCGAACTCCGGCACCGGGCGGCGACCATTGGCAATCACCCAATCGTGGATGACGTGCAGCAGCCCGCCAGCCGAGGCTGCCGTGAACGGATTGACGGTCCCACGAGGCGCGGCGACGGGGGCCGGTGTGGCAGGTTGTGGCGCGTCGGGCAGTGGCGCCGTTTTGGGAAACCAGGGCTCCAGGCCGTAGAGGTCCGGCTCCTGAAACCCGAGCCGCTCACGCAGCCACTGGTCGGCGAAGTCCAGGCCGCAGCCGAGAGCCGCCATGACGAGATCGAGAGGCGTATAGCCGCGATCGCCGTCGTGGAAGTCTTTGATGCCCGACGTGGTGATCTTGAGGTTCGGGTTGCGCTGGTGCGTCGGGCGACCGCGATTGGACGGACGCCAGAACGGCACGGCGACATAGCCGCGCGACGTGCGCTTGAGCTTGGGCAGGTCGAGCGCGGGCACCCAGGCGTCGAGGTCCTGGAGGGCGCGTGCGTTCAGGTCACGCCAGATGCTGTGGCCGTAGCCGTCGCCCTGGGCGCGAGGGGTTTGTGTCGGGGCATATCCGAACGGCTCGAGCGCCTCCGCAATGCGCTCGGCGATGTCTGGGGGCAGTTCGGGCAGCGCGTCGGGCGACACCGTCTCGAGCGCGTCGCCGATCCACTGGTACGGCTGACCGGTGTCGGGGTGGACCGTGGGCGGCACGACGGTCTGCTTGCCGTGCGCCAGGAGATCGACGACGCGTTCGTTGTTGACGTTGAAGGCCGCCGCCTTGATTTCCGGGCCGCCGCGGTAGAAGGCCGTAAAGCCCTTCTGGCCGCGCTTCATGATCGGGGATTCGGGGATGACGGCCGCGAGTGCCGCGCAAAGCGCCGGGTCATCCGTGTCGACGTCGACGGCGACGACGCCTGCAAAGCCGAGCGCAACGCACACGCCGGCGTCTGGCCACTTCTCCCACGCCCGAGTTTCAAAGTCGGTCGGGGCGCGGTTGCAGTATTGCTGCCAGTCATTCCGGCCATACCACTGCCCGAAGCTGTACGAGCCCGGGCGCTTGGATCCGGGCCGGCAGGGTATGGCCGAAAAGCCTTGGTCGACGAGCGTCGAGCCGACGAGGTTGTAGGGGGAAGGCTGGGCGGGGGTGGAGACGAGGGGGGTCATGCGGCTGCCTTGGCTGCGTAGTTGTCGTTCGCGGAAACTTGAGCGAACAGCGGCGCGTCGCCCTTGATCCGGCGCCGGGCCATATCCGCATATTCGGGATTGAGCTCGATCAGAATGGCGTTGCGGCCGAGGCGGTCGGCGACGAGGCCGGTGGTGCCGGCGCCGCCGAATGGATCAAGTATGGTGCCGCCGGCTGGACAGCCAGCCTCGATGCAGCGCTCCGCTAGGTCAGGGGGAAAGGTTGCGAAATGGGCTTCGGGAAACGGTCTTGTTGCGATCGTCCAGACGTTGCGGAGGTTGCGGTGCGTCGGAGCGCCATCGATAGCGATGCGCTCAGCGTATCGCCCGTTGAAGCCAGCGTGCCGCCTACCGTGCCCACGTTGCTTTTCTGAACCGCCGTCGGTCCACTTCTTATCGTCGTCGGACACCGCCCTCTCACGCACCGCCTCGGCATCGTAGAAATACCGCTCAGACTTCGCGAGCAGGAAGACATGCTCATGTGCGCTCGTGGGTCGGTCGGTGACGCTCTCCGGCATCGGGTTCGGCTTGTGCCAAACGATGTCGCTGCGCAGATACCAGCCGTCCGCCTGCAGGGCGAAGGCGACGCGCCACGGAATGCCGATCAAGTCCTTGGGCTTTAGGCTGCCGCCAATAAAGCGGCACTGGTTCGCCTGTCCCGCAAGATAGGCCGCCTTCCCCGACTGCGTCGCAGTCACGCGTCCCTTCCGGGGATCGCTTGCATAACTGTCGCCCAGGTTCAGCCACAGCGTGCCGTCATCCCTCAGGACCCGCCGCACGTCACGGAATACGCCAACCATCTCAGCCACGAATTCGTCCGGCGTCGGCTCAAGGCCGATCTGACCGGCGACACCGTAATCACGCAGGCCGAAATACGGCGGGCTCGTAACCACGCAATGCACGCTCTCGTCGGGCAGCGCGCGGAGAACGTCGCGGCAGTCGCCGGTGATAATCTGCACGCTCACTCCGCCCTCCCCCGCTGCTCGTCCCCAAGCTCAGATGCCTGACGGATGATCTTCGCCCTCATCGACGACTGGGGTGCAATCGCTACCAGGAGTAGATGGTCGCCGGACCAAGAAGGGATCTCCGGACACAGCATGTGCTGTACCGCACCTGCATAGCCGTGATTTCCGGCGATGTTGGATTGCGGGTTTTGGCCACTGGCCGGGCGCAAGCTGGGGAGGCTAGGATGCATGACACTCTCTTCAAATTTGAAGGCGCACAGGCCGCGCGAGGGACACCGGACGAGGTTCTCGATGCGATCTGGGCAGGGTCATCGCCGTTGAAGGCGATGCGGTCTTACCGCCAGATGACGATCTCGGATCTCGCGGTTGCGTCCGGCTTGGATAAGGCAACTATTCTTCAGCTTGAGATCGAGCAGAGACCCATCGCCGTCGGCGAGGCGCGGGCATTGGCGGGCAGCCTGGATATTTCAGCGGACGTGCTGCTTGCCAATCCGGTGTTCAAAATGGAGCTCTGTGCTCACGAATTTGCTTCCTGATGGAGGCACCAAATCCCAGGACCACGCGCCGGCAGAATTCGCGGAACTCGTGCTCGCTGAGCGTAACCAGGTCCGTGCGGTCCAGGTCGTCCAAGTAGCCCCCGCCCTCAGCGCAGGCGTCATTGAGCGCCGCCACCTCAAATGGATCCAGGCGGCGAGCGGCGCGGATGTCTTCAGCGATCAACGCGCACTCCGTGCAAAGCCATCGCGGCGACTGCGGCGAGCCGATGCCGAGGCCGATGGCGCGGCGGTGGCAGACGACGCAGTCGGCAGGTTCTTCCATAGGAGGGGCGCCTGCCATCACTCCCCCTCCCCCAGCAAATCCAACAGTGCCCCCAGTGGCCCCTCGGCCGCACCGTCGGCGCGCCTCGACAGCGCCTCCCGTATGGCGTCCACCGGCGCGCCCCACTGAAGCCCGAGACTGATCGCGATAGCTCCATCGCGTGCGTTGATCTGCATGCCCGTCCCCGTCTTGCCGGAGTCCAAGAAGACTTCCGCCAGCCGGCCATCGGGATAGCGCCCGACGCCGGCGGTGTACTGGTGGAAGTCATGCGTGAATTCGATCACTTCGTGCTGCCTACGGTTAGGCAATGGCTCGCGGATGTTCATGCTGCCCTGAAGAGTGGAAGGTCAGGAACGTTGTCGTTGGCGGGCTTCGGTATGGCGGCCGCGCGCCCCTCGGCGAAATCAACACAGACGATTTCACACAACGGCGACACGCCTTTCCACTGGTCCATGTAATAGGCCGTGTCGACCCCGCATCCAGTATCAAAGTGGAGCCCAGTTAGTTTCTGAAACTGAACTGCCCTTCCCTCCCCGTGCCGCTCGTAAACTTTTCGCCCAGAATAGTTGAAACCAGCTGACATCTGCGGAACGATGAATGCTCCATAGTCTGCAAGGTGCGCCGCGATGTCGATGACATGGAATTCGAAATCGCGACCCGTATAGCGTGGCGCGTTCCGCGACCGCTTAATGTTGCTGAAGGGCGGATTGCTGATGGCGGAATCGAAGTGCCCCAAATCCAGATCCAGGACATCAAGCGCGTCTGCATGGATCCAGGTCGCCTCTGGCAGGATCTTTTTGCCAACAGCAACGTAATCGGCGTTGCGCTCGATGCACGTGATGCGCGCCCGCCGCTCGTTCCAACGTGACCTGCACCATACGGCGAAAGACAGCATTCCGATGCCGGCGCAAAGGTCAATGATGCGCCCGCCGCCGGCGTCAATGGCGAAGTCGAAAGCCATGTCGAATGGCGTAAAGAAAGCGCCGGCCTCGCCATTCACATGGTTCGCTCCCTCGTTCCAATTTCGGAGCACGAATTCCTTGTCATCCTCGGTTAGCGTGTCTTTGGCGAGCAGCTCTACGGCTTGGGCGTGTGCCTTCGCCTGCGCTTTGGTCAGTTTTGCCATCAGGCCGCCTTTGCGATTTCGTTGTCGTTGGCGAACAGCGGCAGCGGTGCGCCTGGCGGCTTTGCCTTAGCGATGGCCCCCTTGCGCGTTGCCGTGCCGGCAACGGCAAGCTCCATGCGCTTGGCGATATCGGCCTGATACTGCGCCTCGCGCTCGATGAGCACGGCGCGCATGCCCTCGCGCCAGGCGGCTTCACCCGTTGTGCCGGTGCCGGCGAAGGGATCGAGCACGAGTCCGCCCTTGGGTGTGATGAGGCGGACAAGCCACTGCATCAGGTCGACGGGCTTGACGGTCGGATGTTTTGAGCCGAGTCGGTCGTTGGCGTCTGCCTTGGCGCTGTAGAAATAGCGAGCGGCGGAGCCGGACGAGCCGATGAAGTCACGGTCGCGATTGCGCCCCGACATCGCTCCGAGAATCCCGGCAGACTTGCCGGAATCGGCATGTGAGGCAGCGAACGTTCCGCTGCTCGTCTCCGGGAAGCACGCCACCACCTCGTCGCTGCCGTCGTGGACAATATTGGCGGGCCAGCGGCCGGCGTCTATAGGTGCGCCCGCCTTCGCGTTGAGGTAGCCTCCGACGCTGTCGGTCGTGCTCTTGTCGGCGCTCGCCTCCTTGCGTGTCCCGCCTTCCGTCCCTACCCGACACCCATCGATATTCAGCGCCCCGGTGCCGTGATGCAGAACATTTTCCGCGACCGTGCCGATCAAGGGTTTGCGGGCGAGACAGATGGGCTCCCATGCTGGCTTGAGCGCTGTGCCAAGCTCAGGGCGCCCGATTTGGCGCATTGAATGCGACTTCGGAAACCCCGAGCCGTATGTCCACGCCAGCTGATCGCGGATCTCGAAACCGGCATCTTCGATCGCGCAGGCCATGCGGTGATAGGTGCGCGTGCCGCTGAACGCGACGACATGGCCGCCGGGCTTCAGCACGCGCAGCACCTCGGCCCAGAACTCCTCGGCAAAGGCCGTCTCGCCGGTGTCCCATTGCTGCCCCATGAAGCCGGCCGAGGCGCGGGCATAAAGCCCATCTTTGCCATGCTGCGCTGGCGCCGAGCCCGCCTTGCCGAAGCGCTTGCCGATCGAGACCAGCGCATAGGGCGGGTCCGTGACGACGGAGTCGATGCTCGCGTCCGGCAGCTTCTTCAGTATATCGCGGCTATCGCCACCGTGGAGTGTGACTCGGCCGTCGAGGAAGGATTGCGATGTCATTTCGCAATGTCTATTGGCCTCATGTTCTGTCGTGAACACGGCGTCTGGATAGTCATTACCCATCACAACAAAAACTCTTGACGCGACCATCTCTCGTTTCGCCGGCGCAGCCTCACCCCAGAGACCATGCTCAGCATCTCGCATCCAATCCACCATCACGCTGCCTCCTTCATCTCTTCGCCATCCCTCACGCCGACAACTTCGAAATACCGGCCGTTCGGCCGGACGCTGATTTCTGCGGTCGGCCGTAGCTCTCCGGCCCGGTCGAGCCACTCCTGCACGCTCTTCGGCGCCGGCGCCGTCCCGCCGTGCTGCATCCAGAAGCGGTCGGCCTTTTGCTTGGCGTAGCCTTTGTGCTCCGGGCAGACCCACATTCTGTGCGTGACGAACCCGCAGCCGAAGTGGACGCACACGCTGTCCGTGCCGCCGGGCTTATCGTGATAGGCAAAGCGGCGGCCGGTCACGGGGAGCCATGTATTCTCGTATTCGGTGGAGATGATCGGTGAATAACTTGGCTTCACTGCGACCTTAGGCGTTTGGTCAAACTCGAATTCGTGGCCGCAGCACGTGCATACGCGAGCCGATGCGTGCAACAGCTCATGGCAGTTTGGGCAAACCTTGATGGGAGCCTCGCCCTGCCCGTTGCCCGGCTTCTTTGGGCTGACCATATCAACCGGCCCGTGCTCGTCGATGTTGCCGGCGAAGTCCATGTATCGACAATTCGGCTTAACCCACGAGGCAATGGCTGCCCGACGGGCGGAAGCGTCGACGGCCTCCGGGTAAAACCCCGGCGGCCAGATAACGCGGGTGCCGCGCCCGACGCGCTGAACGTATCGCCCGGCCGACATTGTGCGATAGCAATCGACGATCAAATCGACTCCCACAATGTTCGTGCCAGTCGACAATATGTTGTCGTTCGCAAGCCCCCATAGGTCGCCGTCTTTCAGGCGCTGGATCAACCTGCGACGTTCGCCGGACTCTGTCCCGCCATGCACCACCTCGACAGCACGGCCGGCGCGGCGAAACGCTTCTGCCATGCGCGCTGAATGCTCAACCCCACGACAGAAGATCAGAGCCTTTTTTCGGCGCCCCTCAACATCCAAAACCTCTTCGACGATGCGGGCATTGAGGGCATCTGTATCAACAGCGGCCCGGTAGTCGCTTGCCTTGTACTCCCCCATCGACCGTCGGACGCCAGACAGGTCATAGTGGGTACCGACTGGCTTGCTCGTGATTGGGGTAAGGTACCCGTCGTCGATGCCAAGCCGAATGCCGTAGTTATAGACTACCTTGTCGAACAGCCGCCCATCGCCCTCGGTGAGCCGTCCTCCGTCCAGCCGGTAATCGGTGGCTGTAAACCCCGATACCTTCATGTCAGAGTTGATGCGCAGTAGCCCATCGATGAGTCTGCGGTACATCGTGGACTGCCTAAACGGCACGAGATGCGCCTCGTCGATTTGCAGCACGTCGACATGGCCGATTTGGTCGGCTTTGTCGTGCACGGTCTGCAGCTGCGAGAACAGAACCTGTGCGCTGCGCTGCCTCCGCCCAAGCGATGAGGCCCATATTCCGGCGGGCGCGAACTGGTTCAGGCCGATCAGTTCGAGATAATTACCCTCCACCAGTTCCACGACATGCGTCGTGTTCATGATGCGCATGTCTGGCCAACCATCGAGCAGCTCGGTGGTGAGTGTGGCCTGCATGATCGACTTGCCGGTTCCGGTGGCCGCCACAACCAGCGGATGCCCAGGATCCTCGCGCCAGTATTCAAAGACGGAATCAACCGCCTCGCGCTGGTAGTATCGCAGTGCCATTACGCGCCCTTCGTCGGTCTAAGCTGCAGCACGGTTGACCTCCGTGTCGTCGTTCGCCGCCCCATCCCGCCACAAGCTGCCGTCAGCGAGCCGGTACTCGACCCATTCATCGGCTTCCGAGGCGTCTATTTGCTCGCCGGGAACCAGCGCCGGGATGAACAGGTGCGCGGGGCACCCGGCTTGCTGCTCTTCGTGCGTCAGCGGTTTGTCCCACCGGCCGCAAGTCCAGACGCCGCGTTCGCCGACAATTTCTGGCGTCGAATACAGGCACGTGCGGCAACTCACGCGCGGCCATGCCTTTTCGTGGCAGTGCGGCTTGTGCTTGCACCAGCCGCAGACGAATGCGGACTTGGAGTCCGGGTCGTCATGCAGCCGGCGCAACGGCTCGGCCGCGCGTACGATGCGCTCCGCCTTGGCGATCAGCCGGAGGCAATACTCAGCGTCGTAGTGCACGCGCTCGGCGTAGAGCTCGTCGGTGTTCTTGTTGACCGCGAGATAGATCGCTCGATCACGATGTCGCAGATGCATGTACATCTGAAACTGCCCGAAATGCTCTGGCTTCGCCTTCGCGACTCCATCTTTGAGCAGCTTGCGGAACGACTTGTCGTTGTGGCTCTTCATCTCGGCCACGTGGATCGTCTTAGGCGCCTCCGGCAGGCCCAAGACTTCCGCGTCGAGCTTGCCCTTCACGTGACCGCCGACGGCGGTCACTGTGATCTGCCGCCCCGTGGCCGGGTCGCGGTCCTGAACCTCGCACCCGATGGCGCGAAGCTCCTCAATGAACCGGTCCTCCTCGATGTTGCCCGTCGCGAAAAGGCGGAGCTTCTGGCCGGTGAGTTGTTCCGGCGGCGACACCCAGTGGAAGTCGTACCAGAGCTTGCGCTCGCAGGAATCCGCCAGGGTAGAGATCGAAAGGGTGCGGCCCTCCCACTGCTCACGTTGCTCGTAATGCTTGTAGATGGCCGCGATCGTCGGCGCGATCGTCGCGAGTTGCGGGAGGGGCGGCATTGGCTAGGCGTGCTCCACGGTGTGGCCAAGGTGCTCCAGAATGCGCGTGAAGACCTCGCGTTCGTCGTAGTGCGCTCCACCGCAGCAATACGCGGTCGGCTCTAAATCGACGGCAATAGAGCCATCGACGAAGACGCGCGCTCCTTCGGCCCACGATGTCCCGCACGTTTCGCAGTCGGCATCATCGGTCAGCCATTCAATTTTGATCGTGGCCATATTCGCCCTCGGCAATCTCAAAACACTCTTCGCCCCATTCCTCGGCCGTCTCGTCGAGACGGGGGCAGCGGAGAACCTTCCGGCCGTCGATGCCGGTCGGGACGGTGGGGAAAACGTTGAGCGCAACGAGCGCTTCTGTTTGTTCCTGAAGGGTCACGTCCGCACCATCAGTGTTTGCTCGCCGGTCTTCACCTGCGCGCCCGGAACGGCGACGCCGGCGTCGATCGCTTCCTTGATCGCGGTCTTGGATGGCTTGCGCACCACGTCGACGGCCCACGCCCAGCTCGGCAGCGCGGCCTCGTCCGTGATGTCGATGCTGTCGCGCCCCTTCGATAGCGACAGGGTGGCCTCCGGAAGCCGCAGAGACTTGAGGCCGCCCGCGAGCATGAGACGCTGCGCGAACTTGCGCATGGCCTCCCTGCGCCGCTGTGAGGCCGCCTGACGCGACTCCAGCGCGTTGATCCGCACCCGCACCGCGGCGGCCATTGCCTCGGCGTCGAGCGCCTGGCTCATGATGCGCGAGAGGACGGCCTGTGCTCCGGTCTCACCCTCGATCGTGTCGGCGCGAAGCTGCTCGTCCTCGGCGAGCTCAGGATAGGCGGCGAGAAGATCTTGCAGCTCTTTTTCGAGCAGCGTGACTTCGAATAGCAGGTCAGGCATGTGACGCCTCCTTGGCGGCCATGGCTTCGGCGTATTTCTTGCGCTCGAGGTGCGGGTCTGGCGTTCTGGATGAGAGCGCAGCCTCAATGAGCGTCGCGCCGTGATCGAAGTGACCGCGCCGGATCTCTGCAAGGCCATCTGCGACGAGGGACAGCCGGTCCTCCAAGTCACTGAGGGCGTCTTCGAGCTCTTCGATGTCGTCATCGGCCCACATCACGACACCCTCATGGGCATGATGACGTGGAGGCTCGATGCGTCGCCCAGGCCGGAGAACAGCGCGGGCGCGCTGGGGTCACCGATCGCCACCTCGACCGTCTCGGCATCGAGCACGCGCAACGTGTTCCCGATGAACGTGCCGTTGAAGCCGATCTCGACGGGCTCGCTGTCGTATTCGATTGCGAGCTCGTCCTCCGCGGTCCCACCCTCGCTGCCGCGGACGCTAAGCACGGCGGCGCCACTGGCCAAGGAAAGCTTCACGGCGCGGCTTCGATCCGAGGCGACGGTCGCGACGCGTTCGACTGAGGCGCCGAACTCTGCCTTGTCGAGCACGGCGCGCTTGTCATTGCCAGTCGGGATGACGCGCTGATAGTCGGGGAACGTCCCGTCGATCAGCTTGGACGTGATGACCGTATCGCCCGCGGCAATGCGGATTTTCGACGAGGACAGCGACACCTCGATGTCAACGACCTGTCGCTGAATTTCCGCCACCATCTGTGTCGGGATGATTGCTGACGGGATGCTACGCAGCGGCGCGGGCACAGAAGCGCGTGCCAACTGGTGGCCGTCCGTCGCGACAGCCGTCAGGTTGCCGTCCACTTCGTGCAGATAGACGCCATTGAGGTAGTAGCGGGTCGACTCGGTGCTCATGGCGTAGGCCGTGCGCCCGAACAGCGTCTTGACCTGCGCAACCGTCAGAGGGAACGTGACGTCGAACTTGCCGTTGGCGAGGTCTGGATAATCCTCAACCGGCAGCGTCGCGAGCTTGAAGCGCGACCGACTGGACTTGATCGTCGCCGCTCCTGCTTCTGCTGCGATAGTGACGACTGCATCCTTGGGCAGCTTGCCTGCGATCTCCTTGAGCGTCTTCGCAGGCAGCGTGATGGCGCCAGGGACCTCGACAACGGCTTCGCCCGAGGCGGTGGCTTCGATATCCAGGTTGGTGCCCCTCGCCTCGAGGCGGCCGTCTGTGGCCGTCAGGAGCACGTTCGAGAGGATCGGGATGGTGGTTCGTGCTTCGACCACACGGTCGACAGCCGACAGCAGGCGCGCGAGCTCAGCGCGCTGAATGGATAAGCGCATCGGATTTCCTTGTGGTGGAGGGCGGCGCGAACGCCGCCCCTTGAAGTCAGGAGAAGAAGCCGCCCCAGTAGAGGATCCCGCCCTGGATGGCCGCCGCTACAGCGGCATATCCAAAGTGGTGCGGCTCACGCGGCTTGCCGTGCATGGCGAAATTCAGGCCCAACGCCATGGCAATCAGGGCGATCCATACGATCTGCGGCGCTGCCATCACTTCCTCGTCGGCCAGGGCCGCTTATTCGCCGTGCCAGTGGCGCGCTGTTCCTGAACAGCGGGCCGGTTGTCGTTGGCGGGTGCCGCGGCAGGCGCCGGCGCGTCGCCGTCGAAGTAGTACTGCTTCACGCGGTTGGTGAGCTCGCCGTTGTCCTTGCGCTTCTCGACGCCGACCTTGGCCTGGAATGCCTTAAAGTGCAGTTCCTCACTGTCGCCAGGGTTGAGCACGCCGACGGCACGACGGAGGGCGGCGAACTCGCGCTGCGCGATGTCCTGCGCCTTCTCGTTCTCGTGCTCGAGGTTCAGGTTGATGAACAGCTTGCGGCCGTCATACTCACCGCCGACGACCTGCGTCGTCAGCTTGAGCACCATGCCGTTGCCCTTGGCATTGGCGGTGTAATCGGATTCGACGATTTCGAGGGTGTAGTCGTCTGCCGGGAGCGGCTCAAACGAGCCCGACGACGGTTCCGCATCCGGATTGTAGCTTCCACCTAAAGAGGCCATTCAGTAGGCTTCCTTTTCTACGCAGCGTCTGCCCGGGCATCGGCGTCATGCGCTACAATGCCAGTCGGTGCAGGGAAGTATTTTGAGAGTTCGGAGTAGCCTTGTCCTTTCTTGTACGGGAGCGTTGCGGGCGCGTTGTAGCGGTTCTTGGCCACGTACCCGGCCCGTTCTTCGAGGTGAACCTGGCGGTCTCCGCCGGATTCACCATGCGTCACCTTCTTGTTGAAGCCGGCCTCGACGCTCTTGAGCGTCACCCGGTAATTCATGAAGGCGACGATGTCGGACTTCTCACGCACGAGGGCGTTGGCGCGCTTGTGAAGCTTGAGGCTGTACCGGCTGTACGGGTCGCTGATCGGCGAGTCGAACCGGGTGATGTCCGGGTGCGCGAGCTGCACGACGGCGATGCCCTGCCGCGTCAGTTCCTCCAGCCCGGACAGGTACTCGTTCCACTCGGTGTCGGCTTCCGAATAGCCCCGGCCGTAGGATGCCGGCGAGCCCTTCTCGTTGGAGTCGATGGAGTCGGCGCCGATCCGCTGTGCGGTCGCCCGCTGAACGAACGGCTCGAGCCCGTCGAGGCTGTCGATGATGAACGTCCGGTAGCCGTGATCCTCGGTCAGCAACGAACCGATGGCGTCGAGCATGTCGTTGAAGGACTCGATGACGCCAAACGACGGCAGGTCGACATCAGACGGTGGGCGCTCGCCCGGCGTCTGGATGTAGATCGGGTCCGGGAACTCGGCCGCCAGGCTGGTCTTGCCGACACCGTCCACGCCGTACAGCACGAGGATCGGCGGCCGGTTTGATTTGGTGCTCTTGAGATTTGCGAGTGAAATCGCCATTCACAGCACTCCGAACATCTGCCCGGCCGTGGTGGCGGTCTGCAGCGCCAGCCAGGCCGCGCCGAGCCAAAGGATGATTTTGATGGGGAGGGTCACGCGGGCTCTGCCAGTATCTGGACCAAATAATCAGCGCCGACTTCGCCGTAGGTCGGTTCGATACCTTCCGACTGCTCAGCCAAATGCCGCTGGATCGTCCGAAACTGCGCCTCAAACTCCTGAGGGTCGGTGATATAGCGGTCCATCCAAAGATTGAGACCGCGCGCGAGTGCGTCTCGCGAAATCGGAGATGTAGGGGCTGCACACATCACGCTGCCTCCTTCTTTTCTGCGAACTCGACCCGATACGTCGAGTAACGCGTCCGGTAAACGCCGTCGGGAATTGCGGTGATCGTGCTCGTCTTGATCCGCTCACCGTCGACGAAGCGTCCCTTTCGGTCGCCATAGATCTCGCCGGCGATATAGGGGCAGCGCGTGTCGCCACCGATGAGTAGCAGCGTGCCTCTTTTTATGACGCCGTCGACTTCAGCGGGTGCGCCGCTGCCCCGCCCTTCTAGCGCCTTGCCGGCGAGCCGACATAGGGCCACCGCCATATCGGTGTCGATCTGAACCCTGTCCTGGCCGAGCTGGCGCGACATGTCAGCGAGGCCGTAAACTTCGCCGAGCCCGCCGGTTTCGAGGTACCTGGTGGCTTCTTCCAAGTTGTAGGCCATCACGCCGCCATCCTCATCTCTTGCGGGGCCGCGAGCTCGGCAGCAACCGCGTGTAAGGCCTCGGCTTGGCGGCGAAGCCTTTCCATGTCAGGCAACCCGCGGCGCCGACGGCTCGCCGATGAGTTGTCGATTGCATTGGCGCGGCGCTCGTTCCAGCGCGCGACGGCACCGAGGCGGGCGCCAGCTCTCGGAATATTCCCGTCCGCTTCGTCGATGGCGCGATCGGCAGAAATCACGTTTTGCATGAGTGGACCTCAGTTCGGGAGAAGGTCGGCGGCGCTGTAGTCAAAGTATTCGCCGCTGTCGGGATGGCCGACGCGGTATGGGGATTCATCTTCTGGCTCGCCGCTGTCGTGGAAGACGACGCCGACCTGCCCGTCGTGCGCATCTCGCACCCAGTCGCCCGGCTTGAAGGTGCGGGATGGCGGATCGGAAATGTCCTCAGGCCTCCAGTCCGTTGCCGCGGTCGTGACGCGAAATCCGTTGCGGTCAAGGCGCACCGCGACGAGGGGGCCGTCCATAGACACGACCATACCGGTGTCGCGGTAGTGGATGGCCGGTAGGTAGCGGAATCCGTGCGTATCGCGGCGGGCATATTCGACACGGTCGCCAATGTGGAAGTTGTGACCGTGCTCGCTTTTGATCTCGATATGCTCTTCGCTTACCCACGCGGGGTGATCGTATGGGCCTTGGTCGACATGCACGCCGTACTTGAGGTTATCGTTGTAGTCGACCTCGACAATGGTCCCCGTCTGACCTGTGCTGAACCACCACGTAGGATTCACCTTGTCGGTAAACCGGACCCGGTCGCCGACGCGGAAGGTGGGCGGTTGCGCGGGCGGTGCGACGATGGCCTTGACGCGGCTGTTGGCTACCCAACTCGGCCCACGATCGGCCAAAACACGCAGCCTGATCCTATCGTCTCCGTCATCCACCTCGACGACTTGGTATTCACCTGGGCCGCCGTACGCCCATGCCTCACGAATCCGCACCCAATCGCCGACGTTCGCACGCTTCCAAACCGGCTCGTCGACGGGCGCCTCCCGCACCGCCGGCTCGAGCTCTTCGTCGTACCACTCGAACGCCACCTTCTTGCGGGTGACGCTGTCACGCAGTTTATAGCCACCGCTGCCGGTCAGCTTGCGAACGAGGAGGACTCTGTCGCCGCCAGCCGTCCGAACCTCGTCGCCTACCGAAAATCTCGCCATCAATTGATCCTCGCCACATCGACAGGCACGAGAACGCTTTCCGGCGAATATGTCTGGATGATATCGCCGGTCGTCGGTTCGATGCGCCGAAGGGTGTAATGATTTTCCGAGTAGAGATTCCGGGTCTGGCCAACGACCTGCCACGCCACCGAAGTGCACATGATGCGGACGTATTCACCCAGCCGGAAATCGAATATATCGCCAATCATGCGGCGGCTCTGAACGGGATGACGTTACCGTCGATCTCATCCGGTTCGGGGCCGTCGTCGTCCTCGTCAGCCGGCTCGATCTCTGTGATCCAGAGCGCGCGCTTGCGAATAATGCCGTCATTGTCGATGTATTCGACGACGACCTGTTCTCCGCGCTCGTTCTGCCTCGTTTCGATCACGCGCCCTTCAATATTGGCGCGTACGTAATCATCGACTTCAAACTTGTCTGCCATGACTTTGCTTTCGGTCATGTGGCAGGTGCCGGCGAAACCGCTGCGGCATCGTGGGGTGCCCCACGGCGGAAGACTGGCGTGCAGTCCTCGGCGATGGGGCCTACGGCACGCGTGGCGTGCCGTAGCGGGAGCTGGACGTTTGGTTTGTTGCGTGCGTAGGGCGGGGATCGGCTAAAGCGATCGGTAAGCCGCTCGCCATTCTTCGGCGTTCATACTGGCTACGTCAGCCCATTGTGATGGTGTGCGCAGGGCACGTAGGGCGGCGTTTGCGGCGGCGATCAGACGCGTGTCTTCAGATGGGTCCCCCGCCCCCGATGGCGAGGTCTCGCGGCTTGCGATTGGCGGAACATGGGGATCGCCAGCCGTGGGGGGGTGACTCGAGCCGGTCTTCTGCTCCGCGCGCCTCACGGCGCGCTCTTGCCGCTTGCGCTCCTCGCGTTCCGCGATCTCACGCATTTTGGCAGTTTTGGCGGCGTCATCTGCCTCTTTGGATGCCTCAAGGAGGGCGCCACGGTGACCATCAAGGCCGGTCTCGCGTGCTAGTGCCTTGGCCTCATCTGGTAAGCTGGCGATCTTGATGGCTCGCTGGGCATCGGTACGCTCGATACCGAGTTCGCGAGATGCGGCGTTGATGCCCGACTCGGGGCGACCGGCTCCCTTATTGCCGACCACCGGTTTTAATTTCGGCGCATATTGCGCCGAAATGCCATCCTCGCGCGCGCGCCGCAGTAGACCCTCTGTCAGATCAATCCACCGCGCGATTTGCACATCCCGCTCAAGCTTGGTTAGATCGGCCCGATGAAGGTTCTCGGCGATCTCCCAAAGCTCCGCTTCAGTCTCATCGCAGACCCGGAGGACGCCAGGGATGTACTTTTCCCCCAGACGTCGGAACAATTCTAGCCGGTGCCTGCCCGCGATAAGGATGTATGCGCGCCCGACTTCGCCGGTTTCTGGATCGCGATATACATCGTCCCGCCGTGCGGTAATGGGGATCTGTAAGCCGATGCGCTTCACCGACTCCCCCAAGGCGATGAGCGATCCTTCGTTTATCGGTCTGCGACCGTCCGCGACCACGATTTCGTCGACAGGCAGTGGGCGAACCTCATGGGTCACGGACGGCTGCATCATCTCACTCCACCGACGGGAAAGCGTCGCCGACTTCCCATTTAATGTCAGCCTGCTTTGCCCTCTTGCCTCGGACCCATAGGTTCCAGGTCTTGATGGTTGAGGCGGCATGGGTGATGGATCGTGACGCGCTGTTCCGCACGCCGGCGTCGATGCTCTTGTCCTTGATCATTTCCCGGAGGATGAAGATTGGGTCGAACTTCCGAAGGCCGTCGCCGTCGCAAAGGCGATCAACGAAGACCTCGAAGCGCCTCAGATCTTTTGCATCTCGCCCAATGACGTACGAGGCAATCGTCATGGCGCTTGGAGCTACGCGTAGCCTGGTTCCGATGCGCTGGCCTGGGGTGGTGGCTTCCTCAAGGCCAGGGTGAGAGTCGACCAGATCTTTTATCTCGTCGTTCCCGACTGTAATCGCCGCCGCAAACGAGCCAGCTTCGATATTTTTCAGCAGACGCGCCGCTGCAGCCAGATTGGCAGTGTTCTTATAGCCAAGCACATGCGCAGTATCGGCGCCACCTCGCACGGTCATGTCGGCATCAATAACCGAGAAGGTAGAGCGCTCCTCACCGAACGTGAGATATAGCTTCACCGGAACACCTGATTGCGCGATAGCCGTAAGGCGGTTCTGGCCGTTGTTGAGCATTGCGCTCCGCGAAAACGATATGCCCTGGTGCGTCACGCGCCACCGGTCCGCTTTCATCAGAGCAATAAACCGTTTGATCTTGGTCGGTTTGAGCGTGCGGTTAGACTTGTTGAAGCTCGTCAGCAAAAATCCCGCGATCTCCGGCGTGATCAGGGCCACCTTCGACGTTAACTCGTCCGGCGGTAAATCCCGAGCACTGCTCATCATTCCAGAGAACCAAAAGCGAAACTCATCCAGATTTCCGCTGAGGCGTAGCGCATCGCATTGAGACGGGTGGGAGCCGACGTTTTCGGCAATTGCGCGCTTTGAATTCGTGTTGTCGGCGAACAAGGGGCTGTCGGCATACACAACGCCGCTGCGATTGATATGCATAGTAGCTCTGCTCATCGGGCCTACCTTTTCTATCTGGGATACAGTTGCGGGGTGCCTGCTCAAAAACCACCGGCCAATGCGGCCGGGCTGAACGCCTAGATTCCAAGTGGCCATGTTCGGCCTCACGGTTCGGTTTCGGCTATGTGCTTGCTTATTGTTGTTGGCTGCGCTGCAGCGGTCGTTCGGGGGATGTGTGCCTGCCCCGGAGCATGCTCGACGGGGTCAGAAAAACTGGGAGCGACGCGCCCTCACCGCGCGTCCGATGTCGGGAACGAGCGACACCGGTCCGCCATAGCGGTCAAAGTCTGGGTCGACCGTCGCGTGGTCGCGATGTTGGTCGGAAGGGGTGTGGAACTTGTTAGGCGCTTGCGACTTCTTTGTGCGGAAGTCGAACGTCGATCTGCTCTGCGTAGGTCTCATGGGTGGAATGGCTCCTGCACAAGTCGCAATACAAGCTACACAAGGAGCCATAGACTTGTCAACGTTCTTGCTTGAGAATGTGCTCCAGCAGTTGTACGCAGGTGCGACAAGTCGTTGTGAGGGCTAAAAAATGTCGATCGCAGACACGGTCCGTCAAGCGCGAGAAGCGAAGGGCTGGACCCAGGCACAGTTGGCGGATGCCGTCGGAATCAGTCAGCAAGCCATAGGGCTCATCGAATCGGGGCGCACCAAAACGCCGACGTCGAGCTGGCGCCGGATCGCTGCCGCGCTCGAGATCCCTGAGAATGAGATGGAGGCCCTAATTAACGAGGCAAGGACAAGGCCGCGGCCGGCCTACGGTCACCTCAGTCTTGCGTCTGATTCGTCGTCGCGCCTGCCTCGCGCGAATGTTGGGCGTATGGTCGGGCTTGCGCATCAGGATCACGGAAACAAAACCATACCGGTGCTTGGGCATGCGGCCGGCGCTGCACCTGGGCGGGGCTACATCATCATGGGGGACGTAATCGAACGCGTCGCCTGCCCGCCGTGGCTCGAGAGCGTCGAGGGTGCCTATGCGCTCTATGTCGACGGCACATCCATGGTTCCGCGGTATTATCCGGGCGAGCGCGTCTACGTGCACCCGCACAAACCGCCCTCGCCAGGTGACTTTGTTGTGGCCCAGGTGCAGGCGCGGGATGACGCCGAGCCACATGGGTACGTAAAGCAATTCAAAGGCTGGGATGGTGACCTACTTGTTTTGCACCAGTTCAACCCCGATTCGCCGGTTGAGTTCAGCGCGAAGGACGTGCTTGCGCTCCACAAAATCGTTGTGCCCGGCCTAACTTAACAAGGAGACAGAGACGCTTGTTGACTTACAAGTCCTTGCTTGTTAAATTACGTCCATCGCAGCAATGAGGACAAAGCGATGGACATGCAGACCACAACCACCAGCCAGCCCAGAAGACCACTGCCCTGCGCGGTCACCGACAGAAGAATGGCAGGAGGTCACGAGGTGATTGGGAATACCGGCGCCGGCGCGAGCCGCGTGGCGCCCATGCCTGCGGACGTTACACGCAATCTTATCCGGGAGGTGGCCGAGCAATACGGCGTGCCTTCGCATCTGTTGTATGCCCCGACGAAGGTTTCGACCGTCGTCAAGGCGCGATGGGCCGCCATCCGGAGGCTGCGCGAAGAGCACCACATGTCATCGACCCAGATCGGCAATGTGTTTTGCATCGATCACACAAGCGTTCTGTATGCGCTCGGCCGCGTAAAGCACCGCCGACCTACCGCGCAAGAACGCATGGCGAGGGCTAGCCTACGCAAGATGTCGGCGCGCGACTTCATCGACAGCCCGCCGCAGCTGGCGCTGTTGCTTAATGGCGCACGTGTCAATCTCGCCGACGGCGACATCATCGGGCGCCTGCAGCACTTAAGATTATGCGAGGCCAATCGCGTTCCACACGAGCGTCGCCGGGATCCTACCGCGCGGCGCGTTCCTGCCGAGCAGCGCATCGACGACATCGACGCCGCGATCCTCGCGGCCCGCTTCGTGCGGAGATTCGGACATGGCCACTGAGCAAGGCGCGCTGGCCCTAATGGGGCTGGCCTTTTTCGCCGGGGGAGCGGCGGCGGTTGCGGTGCGCGCGGTCATCGATTGGTGGCACGTCCGCGGCCGGCCTGCAGACATCCACTGGGACGTTTGACCCGCGCGCCGAGGCGCGCTTGAGGGAACGACTCCAATGCAAAACTTAAGATTATGCGCGCGGCCCACCGCGCAAGACGAGCTCGTGCGCGTTCTCCGCCTGTGGCTCGAGCGCAAATACGAGGTCGGTGGCGAGCTCGTCCACGCGGAAGAGCTCGCTCCCCGGCTGTATGAGGCGAGCGTGGCGGCAATTGCGCGGGCCGATGCGGAATGCGATCGGCGGAGGGTGGCATGAGCGCGTCCCCCAGGTTCCTTACAGCCCTACGAAATCATTGTGCAGGCATTCGTGCCCGCGCTGAGCAGCTCGACAAGCTGTCACAGGCATTCGGGCTAACTGGGAATGATGCGATGGCGGACCTGCTTGGAAGTCTTGAGTACGGACTTCGCAAGTCTTCCGACGATATCATGCGCGTCTATGACGAAGAGCTGAGCGAGGTCATTAAGGCAGATTAGAGGGCATTCGACGATGTTTCCCGCGCCACCCTTCGTCTCGCGGAGAAGGCCGATGCGTGAGACAGCACGGGAGAGGCTGGCGACTCTGCTCGCCGACACCTGCGATCAGCTTGTGTACCGACAGGCAGACGCCATCCTGAAAGCCCTCCACCTCACCGACGCCGCCGCACTGGCGCTGATGGAGGGTGAGGCGGTTGTCACACCGAAATGGCTCACGCTCGAACAGCACGCTGCAGCACAACACGAAACTGACCGTGTGAAGTTCTATCACGCAGCGCTGCGCGCCAGCCCCTACAAGGACAATTCCAATGCCGAATGAACCCCATGCGCCCATAGGGGCGGATGAGCTTGCGGAGCTGCGGCGGCTCGATGCCGAGGCCGTGTCCGCCCCTTGGTACGCGACACAACCGGTCGAGCCCCACGGATGGTGGGTGCTCGCGGCCGGGGCACTGCCCGCGCGCATCGGTGCCCCCACGGGCGGGTTCAATAGGGCGGAGGCTGCTCTGATCGCAAAAGTGCGTAACGCGCTGCCTGCCCTCCTCACCCTGGCCGAGCGCGGGCTTGCCGCTGGGGCGGGGGATGATGAGACGGCCGATCGGCTCGCGGAACACTTCTGGAGCCTGCATCCGGCGGACCTAGATCGGCGTGGCTATACGGCCGACAAGCACCGCAACCCGCGGCAGCGCTACTACCGCGATCAAATCCTCGCCGCTCTCGCCACCGCCAGGGCTCAGGAACGGGAGCGGTGCGAGGGGCGTATCAACGAAATGATCAACATTTACGCCAATCCCGACGTTGACGGGCGGACCAATCGGGCCTGCGTTGCCGCCTTACAGAACGCGCTCGGCGCCATCCGCAACACGCAACCGGAGGGCTAGGGGATGGCAACAATCACGATCAAGCTCGACCAAGAAGAGGCTCGCCTCTTGTGGCTCAACATCGACGGCTGGATGGACGCGGGAGCCTGCGAAGGCGGTCTTGAGCCTGCCGAGGAAAGAGCGCTGCAAAAAGCATGCGACCAGCTCGTTGAGCAGCTGGAGAAGCTGAAGAAGAAGTCTGCCCAGAAGGAGCCGAGCCCATGACGCACACACCCGAGGGGAAGCCGGCGCTCGATGAGCGGGGGCTTGAGGCTGCGAAAGCCGCGTATCTTGAGACCTACCGCCCCAGGATCGAGGATGAGCTGGTGGCCGTCATATCAGCCTATCTCGCCGCCCTGCCAGCCGATAAGACGGATGCGGTCGCGGTGGCAAACGACGACGAGGCCGTCGTTCAGTACGTGCTGAACTATGGCGGACGTTGCCGGGACTGCGCCGATAGCGCGGACGGCCTTTGCCCGGTCACGTGCCTCTCGTGCGACCAGCGTGAGGCTCGAGAAGCTATTCTGCACGTCCTGGCGGCTGTCCGGTATGGCACGGAACACGGTTACATCGCCGCCGCCCCTCCCGCCCCGCAGCCCGAGCCGGCGGCCGATCTCGTCGAGCGGGCTACGCGTTGGCTAATAGAGGCCGGCATGTCCCCGAGGGTGGCGGCTCACAGCGCCCCTGATTATGCGGCCTTCGCCGAGCAACAGCGCGCGGCAGAGAAGGCCCGCGCGGACGCGGCAGAAGCCGAGCTTCGTCGCACAGACCCGAACTACACGCCGCTCCTCGATAAGTACGCAACCGATATCCAGGCATATGCGGACCGCGCCGAAGCCGCTGAGAAGGCGCTGGCGGAGATCGCGGAGGCTCCTTTCTCGTCAAAAGAGCGATTGGTGCAGCATGCCGAAGCCGCCATCCGCGCCCGCGGAGGCCAGTCATGAGCTACAAGGGCACATTGCCAGCAGAGGCCACCGGCCTTCGTCTTTATAGGCACGGTCGCGAAGACCTGATCCGCTGCGAAGCTGTTTACTTCGATCAAGGGCGCGATGGCGTTGACACGGTGCTTCGCCGGGCGGCGCTGGCCGGACGGGTAGAGGTTGGCGGCCATATCGAGAACCATTTTGCAGACGTGCTGGTCGATCGAAACGGTAGCTGGGCCGAGACCATTGCTCTAGACGCCGCATCCTACAGCGCTCTCAAGAACCTTTGGATGCGCTGCAAGGTCGACCAGCCGCGCGCCCGCGGAGGCCAACATGGCTGACCGGATTGAGCCCGAATATGGATGGGCCGCCGTCTGCCTAGACGGCCTCCCACGCCCCTTTATCAATATCCGTTCTGTCAGCGCGAAACGCCGTGAGGCCATGCAGCCCATCATTAATGCGTGGCGCCGGGAAGAGGAGACGGAAGCCCAATGCTGGCGCCGCGCCCGCCGCCGCGGCTGGCGGGTGCAGCGCGTCGTGGTCAAGCTCTATGGCTCCGGAGGCCAACATGCCGAATAGCAAGACGCTGGTGAAAGAGCTCAGAGAGTTCGGGCAGATGATGCCTGAAGGCGGACCAACGGATCCGCTTATCGAGATGCTCGCCTCTGCCGCCGGGCAGGCCGCCGACCGGATCGAGGAGCTTGAGAAGGCGATGGAGCCGTTTGCGCGCGCTGCCAATTTCTACGAGGTGCAAACTGCAGCCGACGACCAGCAATTGCTGCTGAAGCAGGAGGTCTGCTTGTCCGGCGCGCTCACGGCAAGGGATTTCCGCCGCGCCGCTGCCATCCATGCCCGAAAAGCGGCGTCCGGCGAATGACCTCACTCCTCCAGCATCCCCGCTTCCCGAGCCGCAGCGGCGAAGGCGTCACGGGCATCCTCAGCGGTCCCGTGCCCGTCATGCGCATCAATGCACGCCAGCATGGCGGCTTTGTGCAGATCGGTACCCATCCAAGCGGCCGGCCATTCCTCGTAAAGCACCCTTGCGGCTTGCTGCACGGAATTCACCGTGAGCTCCGTAGAGCCGACGATCCATATCAGCACGTCATCAAACCAGAGGCGAGGCATAGCCATGAAGGATAGCACAGACGCAATTGAACTGAGCGTTTTGCAATCATTACAGGCGCGTTCTCCGCGTCTCGTGCACGTCAGCGATCCAGAGCGGCAGGAGGCCCTGATATCTCTCGACCGCAAGGGGCTGGCGATGGCCTACACGGATGCGGCCTATTCACTGGGCGCCATGTGGGGGCGACCGACCGACGCCGGCCGTGCGGCTCTTACAGGGAAGGAGTGA